GGGCATCGATTGCATTGACTACTCATCCAGAGCATGCGTACTTCCGTCCACCTCAGCCCTCTCAACCACCTGCGCATCCCCCAACCCAACAGGCTCCAACATGTTGGGTTGCTGCTGCTCCAACAACGCCGGCTCGGCCTGCCCCAGGATCATCTGCCGCAGCTGCTCGCGCTGCTCGGCGGTGAGTTGCGAGCTGTCAATCACGCGGCCACTGTTGGATGGTGGCTTGACGATCTCGGTGCGAGTTAGCTTCGGGATGTGGTACTCGAGCATGCGCAAGAAGATATCGGCTGCGCGTCCTGGATCTGTGCGTCCGATGCGCGTGAGCCAGCCCTCGAGCTTATGGACGTTTTTTTCCGCGAGCTGCGCGATGGCGGCGCGCACGTCAGCCGTGGATTTATTCGGCACACCCTTGCGGCTGCCGCGCTTGGTTGGCAGCTTTCGTTTACTTTTGGATACAGTGGCGGCTGGCTTTGCAGCAGCCTCAGACTCTGCCCGTTCCACGTGGGAGCATTCCTATTGATCTTGACAATCAAGCACTTGCGAGTTTCTTCCTCTCAGACGGACTGAACTGTCTGCAGGCCTCTCGCGCTTCCGGCGTCGTCCGAAGCATGAAATCCTCCCTCAGCGCCTGCGCATATTGCGGTGAGCCTGGGTGCTGGGTGACGAGAATGCGCGCCAGCCAGGCCGTCCCCAGATCACGCAGTGCCGACTCCGAATCCGTCGCGAACCGCTCATCCCAGTGCCGAACGCTGCGCCAGAATCCCTCCGCGAAGCGTGCTTTGTCCTGTGGCCTGTCGCCCTCGGTCAGCCGATCCAGTTCACGCTGCAGTGCTGCTCGCAGGTCCGGCGTCACGGCGATTGCTCCCGTGCAATATCCGCCACCTGCTCCACCGTCAGGCCGCGAGCGGGCATCGTACGCACGATCTCAGCCGGGCTCGACCCTGACTGCAGCATCGCGACCACGGTCCGTCTCAGAATCTCCGCTTCCGATTCCCCCGCCCCTTTTTCACCGTTCCGACTCGCCTCCAGCAGCACAGCCGCGCTCACCGGCTTGGCTCGAGGCGAGCTTGCGCGCGTGCGCGTCTCTAGCTCTGGCTCTGAGGTTAGATCTGGCTCTGGAAGAGGTTTAGGTATAGGAGCTGGAATAGGAGCTGGAGAGCCATGTTTTCCGCCATCCTTACCCCCATTGGGGTTCGCATTAGGGTTTACATGAGGTACCCCATTTGTTTTTGATGGGGCTAGCATAGGGTTCGCCATAGGGTGCCCAATCTTTTTCCCCCACCTGACTTCGGCGCCTCGCTTGCCAGATTCGCTGGCTTCCTTCATCAACTCGTCCCACTTCTCAATCTCCTGATCGGCTCGGCGGCTGTGGCGTAACCCATCGGCGCACACGGGGAAAAACTCCTCGGCGACGAGCTTCACTGCCGCCTGTTCCTGCTTGGTCATGGCGCGGCACAGCCGATACAGATCCTCCAGGTTGGCCGGCAACGGCTTGCGCTTTGAGTAGTAGTGATCGAGCAACACCGTAAATGCACCATGCGCTGCCAGCGATAGGTGTCCGGTATCGCGTTGGTAATCGCCCATGTAGCGCTTGTAGTAATCCATTCAACCCGCCACCCGATAGCACGCGAAGCGCTTGCCAGCCTCAATCATGCGACCGCGGCCAATTGCCGCGGCGCCTCCTGATCCAGGCAGTGGATCTCGATCAGCACGCCCGGTGATGACAGTGCATCCGGATCCTCCCCAGGAAACACTTTGGCCAGTCGCGAGTACTCAACGATGCGGCTGTCATCTCGAATGGTGCCCGCGGTGACTAACGCATCCTCGGTCGAACGCGCGAGCTTACTGACATCAGGCTTCTTGTTGGGCCAGGTGCGTTTGCGTTTCGGGGCGCTCGAGGGCTTGGGTAGCGTGAAGACCATCTTGACCTGCAGCGGCCCATCAAACATCGCGAGTCCCGCCATCGCTTCCTTGGCCGCCTTCACGATGTCCTGGCGCCAGGGCTTGACGCGTTTGCTGGATTCAACCAACACGCCGTGACCGCCTGCCATGCCGACGAACTTCTTCGAGCCTTGGGGCGCGGGATCGCCAAACACGATGATGATCACGCCGCCTCCTCCCCGAACCCCTCAAGCGGCAACTCCGGCTGGTCCTTCTGTGCCTCAAAACCCTCCATGCCCGCAGTGTAGATTTCCGCATCTACCAATACCAACACGACCTTTCGTCCCATGACATCCACCAGGTCGTGCAGGGTCTTGTTGTCGCCAATCGTGACCACCGCCTTGATCGCATCGCCCTTGCAGGTGATGGTGTGCAGTGTCACTTCAGCATTCACAAAGCCAGCGGCGGCAATCTGCGGGATCTGCCGCAGAATGACTTCCATGAAGCCGTTACGCAGCCGATCGATGACCTCCTGCTGTTGCTGTTGCGGCGTGACCGGCCACAGCGTGCGTTGATTGGCCAGCGCGTCGATCGACAGGCGCAGCAGTTGAGCTGCGAAGCGGTCGGCGACAGCGCAGGCGGGGTTGTGGGCGGGAGGAGCGCTGAGGTCTTCGTTGCTGCCAGGAAAGTTGCTGGTGTTGTCGTTCATGGTGTTACCTTCTGTGTTTGATGTTGAATCGACATTTTGTTTATCGTGGAACCATCGACAGCCTTCGGCAGCGCCTTACCCGCGATGCGTTGGAACAGTTGCGCATACGTTTCGGGCTTACGCTCTGGAGTGCGTCCGACGACCACGCACGCCAGGCCATTGCGCACGATGGCAGCTCCCAGCCGATCGGCGTAGGTGGCATAGGGACCCCCTGCGTAGATGTCGCAGTTGTGTTCCTTCAGGCGTTCGGCCAACCAGGTCTCAGCCTCGAGATGAGTCAGCAGATCCGGCTGGGAAACTCCCCCTTTCTCGCCCGGATCGGTTACGGTTCCTGCGCTAAGCGCGGGTTTGTACGCCGGCTTCGTGGTATTGCGCGGCCGCTTCTCGAAACGGCCACTGTCGAGTTGTTTCTGCATGTCGGCGTACTTCATGGGCTGACCACGCGCAACCGCGGCACCTGAATGCGCGGCCCCGCCGGCTGCAGAGTCGGAATCTTGTTCCAATGGATCACGCACCATCGCGGTCGCTCTTTGGGCAAGTCCGCTGCAAAGCGGCACAGGCGGCACTGTCTCACGGCCTCACCTGCACGCACCCAGGCGCATCCAACACCACCCATCGTCTTGTGGCGAAGCGCGCGGCGCGAATGGCAAAGTCCGCGCCCACGAGCACGAGCACTGCGGCGATGGCTGCCAGAAGCGTAGTGTGCCGAGCCGACATGTTTGATGGACCCCACTTGACCGCGCGCGCGACCAAGCGGCACGATCATCGATTCGAAGTTAGTTTTGTGTGAGCCGCAACCGGTGCGAGGCGCGGCTAGTACGTGATGCGCCTCCCGTTTTCCGCCTCCGAGGGGCTGATTTTTCGGTAAGCCGGCGGCCGGATGCTGTTACAACGAGCGCAAACGGGATCTACGGCTAGGGGCTTGTGATAGTCACGATGATCGTATCTATCAGCCCACGCATCGCAATCAACACAGCGAAATTGATCGGCCCGCATGAGACGACCGAGTCGGATTGCCTTTGATACCTGCGATGCGGCATCGGTCTGCGCATAGAAGGCATCTATCCCGCAATCAATGCAATAGTCACGATGCGCCCACTTCTCCGGAAGTTGGTAAGACTGATCGCAAGCCGCGCAAACCCTTTGGTCCATCGTCACACGCTTTTTCTCGACGTGCTTTGCCTGGCCAGCCAGATGCAATTCAATGCGGACAGCTTTCCAACGTTGCCGGCTGGCATGAGTCGCTGCCGCCAAACGAGCGTAGTAACGCTGGCGAGAGGAACCGGGATTCCCTGCGGTAGACTGTGAAGGCTTGACGTTCACATTCACCACAGGAAATCCCGGCCATGAAAATCGCTGTAATCGCTATCTGCTTGGCTCTCTGCGGCTGTGTCAGCCAAAAGACCCTGCTTGCCAATCCCAGTGGTCAGGTGCTGCACTGCGATGGCTGGGGATTTGGTCTGATCGGCGTTCCCGTGGCACTGGCGAGCCATGCGGATTGCATGAAAAAGGCGCACGAAGCCGGCTATTCGGAAGCGCCTATCGCTTCGAAATAGCCCTGACACACTGGATAAACGATCAGCCATGTTATGTTGATTCGCACAAAACAGATTTGTGCGGCGTGTCATGCTCTTTGTTAAGAACACTTAACTAACAGCGGCGCGGCGTACCGTTCGGTGCGCACGCGTGGGAAGATCGGGAAGCTCGTACACGGTCATGTCTACGGACAGCTCGCCATTCGTAATGGACTGCAGCCGCAAGGCGCTCTTGAGCGGGACGATCTCAGGCCACTGGTTTACCGCGCTGCGGGTAATTCCCAACGCTTTGGAGACCGCGACCGGAGAATTCCCAAAATGAGCGATAACGTCGGCTTTGAGCATAGCTACCAAAGTACAGCATGTTAAACCTTGAGGTCAAGGATGCTGTACCCAGTGTTCCTTATGCTGGTCATATGGATACGATGGGCGATCGGATACGACAGCTACGGGCAGCCAGAAACCTGACCCAGGAGCAGCTTGCTAAGCTTGCGGGCGTGACAAAGAGCGCGGTTTCTCAGTGGGAGAATGGCAGTACGAAGGACCTCAAGCTGAAGACGTTCCTGCTGGTCCTCGAGGCATTGAGCACAGACGCCAATTACTTGATTTGGGGCGCTGACCGCGGCCCCGGCGGCTCCGCCAACAGCGGCCGCTATCGGACACTGAAGCCGAAATCGTCCGACTGAATCGAACGAAAACCACGTTTTCCAAGCAGAACGTCTCTGGTTTTCTAGCGTACATCCTGAGCCCCTTATCCTAAATTTCCCTACGCCGTCGTCATAACGACTTAGGTCTATCGCGCAGCATCACGCTTTTTAGGTACAGCATGCTTGACTCTGTGTTTAGCTTGCTGTACTTTGCTCTCCATCGACCCCGGAGAGCAGCATGTCCCAGCCCACTCAGCTCCAGACCCTCGGCAACCTGATCGGCGGTAGCGCCCACTTCGGCGCCTGTCCGAAGTGCGGCGCCCAGCACGTCAGCACCCATGATCGCGTGCAGCCGAACCCGAAGGCCCCGTGGGTGTTCTTTTGCGCGCGGTGTGCGTCATGAACATCGGCACCCTGATCCGACCCGCTCGCCCGACGTACTGCTTTGAGGCGCCGGCTCCCATCGTCGGCAAGCGCATGGGCCGCTACGGCTGGGAATTCGCGGTCGTCAACGGCTATCCGAACAACGTCTCCTGGCGCTGGTATCACCTGCGGGATGTGCGTCGCGCCGTGAGTCCTCCCGCCCCGCACAGCACCCCAGTCGACAGCTTTCCAAGCTGGAGAGTCGACGAGCTCTCGGCCAAATACAGCGACCCCCACGAATGGGACTTTGAGCGCGACAGCGACGGTGAGATCGATGACGTCGAGCTCGAAGACGCAGGCGAGGAGTCGCTGTGAAATTTGATCCACTGCTCATGACCGCCGCCGAGTTGGCACGGTTCGATTACATCGCCGTCGCGAGGCGCCGGCTGATAGAACTCGGCATTGATGCGTACATGGCTCAGACCGGAGCCACGGACTGTTTCAACAGTTCCTACCGCACTGGCCCTCTCCAAGATGCTCAGGAATGGTTTGAGGGCTGGACCCATGGTTAAGCACATCCCCACTGCTGTGAGCGCCGCCTGCAAAATCTCCCGACCCAACTCCGTGCGCCTGCTCGCGGACCTGTTGGCCGATGCTGAGGCCGAAGTCTCGAAGCTACGCACCCTCCTGGTGACGCACTTCTGTACCTGTCGCACTCAGCATGCGGATCGACTGGACGTGGCGTATCACCCGGCGAGCTGCCGTTATCGGAAATTACTCTCGTGAGCACCCCCACCAACGACCTCACCGCCCGCGCCGCAGCCTACGCCGCGCAGTCTGCCGCCTACGCCGCTGACCCGCTGCAGGCGATGGTGGTGGAGCTAGCTCGGCGCGATACCGAGGCCGCGCATCGTTGGCTGGCTGCGCAGGTGAAGGCGCCATGAGCACCGAATCAACAAGTTTGGGTCCGATCGTGAACAATCCGTCACCACAATCGTCAGGAGCCGGCGGGGCGATTTGCGATGCGGACCCTCTCCCCGAGCGCGAAGAGATCGAGTTGAAGCCCTGCAAAGGCTTCCCGCGGCGGCTGTACATCGACTGGGGTCCGTTGCGCGCGTCGGTCTATGTGCGCACTCGCAACCATGATTGCCTCGCAGAAACGCGCGTCAAACATGCCGAAATATCCCTCATGGCGCACGACATCAGCACTGTGCAGGCGCACAAAGTCGTCTACTGCCTGTATGCGGGCGAGGCGTCATTTCGGTTGTCGCCGCGCGAATTCGAAACCCTGGTCGCGAAGTTGGAACCGCGTGGCGTCGAGGTGACAAGGCCATGAGCACCGAATTCGGCAAACAGTTCGCCGAGTTGATCCGTGAGGCGCTGGAGCTGCAGGACCTCGAAATGGAGGTCGAGCGGCGTCGCCTGAAGGTCTCGCGGATGCAATACGAGCTGGAATCGGTGATTGGCATCGGCACGCGCGTGACCGTTCCGATATCGAGGACGGTGCAATGAACGAACACCTACACGAATACCTCCAAGAATTGGCGCAACGAGCGCTGCTCCCGGTTGACCCGATCCCGCCGGCTTCCAACTCCTCCCCCTGCGCTCTTGGCGGGGCGCAGGACATCACCGAGTCGGCGGGATCGCCTTACCTGGCTGATTGGGCGCTGGATGTCCGCGAGACCTATCGACTCACCGATGCCGAGTTGGTCGACAAAATGCGCTGGGAGTTGGAAGCGCTGAAGAAGCGCGAGCGGCTGCAGCGGGTGTTGGAAGTGCCCACGATTTATCCGGAGGCGAAATGAAGATTCGATTCAACGTCGTTGGATACACTGACCGCCGCGGCCCCCGCGAGTTGGAAGCGGCCCGAGCGTTGGAGCAGGCGCGCGCTGACAAGGCGCTGCAGGAGCGGTTTGACGAGGGCGTCAGGCAGCGCGAGGGCCGGCGCGTGCTGAGCCGGTGGCATGCGTTGACGGCGCCCACAGCCCTTCGTAGACAAGCTAGTTAACACAACAAGAGACACACATGCCTCATTACGCATTCGAACACAAGCAAAAAGACGACTTCCGCACCGCCGAGGGAGACCCGATACCCCTGCGCATCGTGGAAGCCAAAAACGAGGCGCAGGCGACCGCGCACATCATTCAGGCCACCATCACGGTGCGCAAGGCGACGCCACAGGATTTCATGGCGCTGGCGGTCTCGGGTGGCGAGATCGAACAGGTGAAGGTGTAATCATGGGCGGCCTGATCACATCGCGCGTTCCGTACGAGAGTTACCGCGAGATTGATGCGGTCAACATGTCGCGGCTGAAGGAGTTGGAGCATTCGCCCCAGCGCTACATCTATCGCGGAACGCATCCGATCCAGACCAAGCCGTTGTCGCTGGGGAAGGCCGCCCATGTTTCCGTGTTGGAGCCCGAACGATTCGATACCGAGTTCATCATCTGGGACAAGCTGACGAAGAACGGCAGCGGCAACATCGCGCCTCAAAGCGGCGAGCAGTGGAAGACGTTCGTCGCGGAGCATCCGGGAAAGTCGATTCTGACAATCCAGGAGCGCGACGCGGCCATGGCGATTCAAGAAGCCATCCGCGCCGATGCAACGGCGATGCGCTATCTCGAGCAGGGTGACCCGGAAGTCTCGATGGAATGGGATTTGTCGGTCGAATGGGGGCTGCCTGTGCGTCGCTGCAAAGGCCGGGCCGACTGGCTGACGCGCATCGACGGTGAGCGCTACGTTGTGGGACTCAAGACATCGGCCGACTGCCGCGAGCATCCCTTTGGGGCCGCATGCGCACGCTACGGCTACGCCATGCAGTGGGCGTTCTACCATGATGGTTACGAGGCCATCACCGGTATCGCGCCGCGCATGAAGGAAATCGTGGTCGAACCAAAGGCGCCGCATGCCGTCATAGTCTACAACATCACCGAAGACGTGTTGATCGAGGGACGCGACCGCTATCTCGAGCTATTGAAGATCCTCGGCGAATGCGAAGCCGCTGGAAAGTGGCCGGGCCCAGGGCGTGATGAAGAACACAACGTAAGCCTGCCGACTTGGTACTACGGTCAGCAGGACGACATAAACGACTTAGGCCTGGAGGCCGCATAACATGGCTGAACAACAAGCAAAAGTGTTTCCAACACCGGTGGACTGGGATGAATTGTATCCCGGCCGCTTCCTGAAAGCCGCGGACCTCAAAGGCAAAAAAGTCACACTGAAGATCGCGGGCGTGAAGCTCGAGGAGTTGATCGGCGACAAAGGTCCGCAGGTCAAGGGGCTCATCAGCTTCGACCGCACCGAGAAGCAACTCGCGCTCAACAAGACCAACGGCATTTGCCTGAAGGACATGTTTGGCAAGAAGGTGCAGGAGTGGATCGGTAAGCGCGTCACGCTGTTCCCGACGACGTACAACGACGACGATTGTATCCGTGTATGGGGGTCTCCGGACATTGAGGCCGATAAGCCGGTTACGATCGCGTTGCCTCGCAAGCGCCCATTTCAGATGACGATGCATCGCACCGTGCCTCAATCTGCCGGCGGCAACGGTGCTTCGACCAATACCGCGACGACGTCGGGAAACACTGCTGAGAAACCGTCGGACGACGAATCGATCAAAGCCCTGCGTGGCCAGCAGACGATGGACTCGTTACTCAAGACTCGCAAATCGGTATGGGCACTGTATGCCGCTGCCGGTGCCGAAGTGCCTCTGGAAGTTGAGGCGGCGGCGAATGAGCACCGCGAAACTCTGGAGCAACAGGAATGAGCGCCCAGCCCACTGCTGTCGAGCCCGTCGCGTCCCCGGAAGACACTTCGCTCGCCACCCAACTCGAAGCCGTCTCCACCGCGCTCGTCAAGATTGACAAGGTCGCCGCCGGCATTGCGGATCTGCGCGCGAAGTACGGCAGCGTTGTGTTTGATGTTGCGACCGCAAAGGGCATGAAGGAAGCCTGCGAAGCACGCGCCGAGATCCGCGAGCCGCGCTACGAAGTGGAGAAACTGCGCAAGGCGGCTAAGCGGCCGATCCTGGACCTCGGCAAGAAACTCGACACTGAGGCCGAGCGCATCACCAACGAGTTGCTGGTGATCGAGGGACCGGTTGACTTGCAGATTAAAACCGAGGAGACGCGCAAGGAAAACGAGCGCCAAGCGAAGGCTGCGGCCGAAGCCCAGCGCATCGCCACCATCCGAGGCCGCATCGAGGATGACATCCGTTACGCCGCGTTGGCGGTCGCGAATCGCAGTTCGACCGACATCACCATTTTCATCAAGGATATCGAGTCGATTGTTGTCGACCATACGTTTGCCGAGTTCCAAAAGGAGGCCGAAGGCGCGAAGGCCACGACGCTGATCCGGCTGCGGGCCGCTCACGCGAATGCGGTCGCGGTGGAGACGGAGCAGAAGCGTTTGGCTGAGGAGCGGGCCGAGAACGAGCGGGTGCGGCTGGCCAATGAGGCTGCCGCGAAGGTTGAGCGGGAAAGGTTGGCGGAGGTACAGCGCCTGGCCCGCGAGGAATTGGAACGCGAGCGGTTGCGGCAGCAGGCGGCGGCCGATGTGGAGCGGGCTCGAATCGCCGAGGAGGAACGGGTAGCGAAGGCTGCACGAGATGCCGAAGCGGCTCGGCAAGCGGCTGAGAACGAGCGTATACGGCGCGAGATCGCAGCAGCGGCCGAGGCCAATGCCAAACGCATGGCGGAAGAGAACTCGGCGCTACTGGCTCGTCAGGAAGCGCAGTTGGCCGAGGAACGGCGGGTAGAAGCCCAGCGCCAGGAGGAAACTCGTCAGCGGGAGCTGGTCGAAGCGGCGCAACAGGCATGGGCGCAACAGATCGCGGAGGATCGGGCTGCGTTGGAGCGCGACCAGGAAGCGCTGAAGGCGGAGCGGGAGAAGCCCGCAATCGTAACAACCGTTTCTGAGGGCGCGGATATCCGTGAGGACTCCGTGAGGCAAGCGCGCGATACCCCGTGCGACGCCCTCTCCCCGCCTGCTGAGGAGCCAACTTCGCTGCAAAGCGATTCCGAACCCCTGACCGCCAGCCTCGACCTGAAGGTGTACCTGTTGATGGAATCCGTATGCAAATTCGCCAAGGAATGGGCTGTCTTTCAGAACCGCGACAGCAAGTTGGATCAGAAGAAGGATCGCAAGTTGGCTTCGCAGGCGAAAGAGGCGGAGGCTAATTTGCTGGCGGTGGTGGAACAACTGCCGTGAGAATCAAACTCAACGCCAAGCAGATCGAGCAACTGCTGCCCTATTTCGACCGCGTGCGCGCCTCGGCCGCGATGGGCTCACCGGGCATGCTGGTGGGTCAGATCGGCTGGAACGAGGACGGCGAATACGCGATCACGGTCGCCTTCTTGGATCACGACAGGGCGAAGATCGTGACCGAAGCCGGGCGCGCCGATATCCCGCCTGCGGTGGGGCATCGCAGAACCGTGGCCCATCCTCGCAGTGGTCGGCCGCCGGATGTGCAGGATGACTGACCTCACCCCGGTCTCCTCGTGCGCGCGCTGGCATCCGGGCCAACCGTCGCAGATCCTGCGCTGCCTCCCCCACACCGAGCCGCGCACGAAGCTCTCCGTGATCGTCTTCTGGACCGCCGTGCTGGTCATCTTGGCGATCCTGGGCTCACTGCATGCCGCTTGGTGGCAAACCGGGCTTGCCTTCGGATCGGTGTGGCTGGTGCGAATCACGGCGAGGCGGGAGGTTGTATGAGAACGCTGGTCAACTGCGACCGTGATCTGGCCATCGAGACGGTCAAGAGCATCGTCGCGAGGATATCCCCATGAATGAGCGTCGTCCCGAGGGGGATCTGACCCCTGTCGAGAAGTTCTCCATCCGCCAATTCCGGGAAGCCGGGATGTCGATTCAGCAGCTCTCCAGCTATTTCAACGTTCACATGGCCACGATCCATCGCGCGCTCGCTGAAATGCGCAAGAAATTCGGCGCAGAAACGCTGCCGCGCAACCGCAGGCAGCTTGCCCGCCCCATGCTGCAATCCAACTTGCGAGATGCCAATACGCAAGTTGATCATGCAGAAAAAGACCTGTAACTTGCGATATCGCGGAGAAAAACTATAATGATTTCAATCACTATACATTATGCGCAACTCGCAAGAGCGCTAATCTGGGGCAATGAGAGATCCGTCCTCCCCGCTTTACGGCATAAATATCAGCGAGATAGCGCGTATTTGTGGGGTGGACATTTCGACCGCTCGGCGCTGGAAACGCGGGGCAAGTTCCCCGCCACCGGCCGCCCTGAAATTGATCGCCGGGGACTTGGGGATGCTGGACCCGGTCTGGTCCGGCTGGGTAGTCCGCAAGGGCTTGCTGATCTCGCCCGAGGGCTGGGAAGCGACCCCGGGCCATGTGCGGGCCATGAAGATGATGAACGCCACCCTGGGCGTCTACCGGCGCGAGAACGAGTCCCTGAAGGCCGCTGTGCGACACCTCGAGTCACAGGCGTCCGGCTTCATCGATCAACCCCTCCCGACCCAGTGGGAAATCGCCATCAAATAATTCGCGACCTCGCAACGCGCGCCGCTGAAAATATTTTTCAGGTGACGCCATGACCACCTACGCCGCCCTCGCCACCCGCCTGCAATCCATCAGCCGCGACCTGGACGCCGCCGCCGCGGAATTCGCCACCCTCGACACGCCCGCCATCGCCGAGCTGAAGGACTACGCCGAATCCCTCGCCGCCTTGGGCGAGCTCGTCGCGCAGAACCGGCGCCTCGATCGCCTGCCACCCGCCCAAGCGCGCGTGCTCACCTTCGTGCGCCAGTTCACCCACGAGCACGGCTGGCCCCCGACGCGCAAAGAGATCGCCAATGCGCTCGGCTTCAAGTCCGCCAACGGCGCGCATGAGCATCTCGTGCGCCTGTCCAAACGTGGCGTCCTTACGCTCATCGAAGGGGCGGCGCGCGGGATACGAATCAACAAGCGCGGCATCAGCGCTGTCAACACAACAACAACAGGGACTCTGTCATGAAAACCGCGATGAACCACCGCCTGAAATTTGCCCTATGCGCGCTGCTCACGATTGCGGCCACGGTTTTGATTGTATGGGCTTTCGCGCATTTCAACATCCAGGCGAGTGAGCGCTCGCCATGAAACGCAAGGGACTCAATCCAGCCGATCCGGTGATCCGCGCGCGGCGGGCCCAAGAATGGCGCGAGTGGCGAAAACGCAGCCCCGCGGGCGCCCGCAATGGTTTCGTGTACTTGCGCTCGTTTTTCCGCGACATGCTCGACGGCGAAGGCGGATGGGTGGCCGCTCTGAGCCATTCATCCTATGAGGGGAGCCGGCCGCGATGAAAACCATCCTCACCCTCATGTTGGGTTTGTTCGGCGGGTGCGCGCTATGGCTGTTTGGCGATAAAACGCGCTGCGGTAACTGCGCGGCCAAGTTGGATATCGGAGCGGTCGCAGAGTGCGGCCGATGCGGGAGCCACGATGACTATTAGTATGACGCGCTGGGCCCGCATACGGCTGTGTCTCGAGATCGTTCTAACCATTGCCGGGCTGATCGTGGGTGCGGTCGCAGGTTACGTCAACCTGAGTCAGCATCCATGACCTGCACCCGCATGGTCCAAAAGAACGGCTGGTGGGTCCGCTGCGACAAACCGGCCCAGTGGATGGTGATGCAGTTGGGCAAAGAGGTCCCGCGCTGCGGCAATCACGCGCGCAGTGCGACTGAGAAACGGCCGGTGAGGCCGTGAAGCGCTTCGACATGGAAAACATCAGTCGAGGCCGGGACCCGGTTTACAAGATGGTTGAGGAGGATTTGGGCGAATACGTCTACTTCGCGGATGCCGAAGAACAGCGCCAAATCGACTACCGCCGCATTCATGGCTTGATGGGTCAAATCATGGATTTGCAGCAGGAGATCCAGAGCTTGCGGGCACAGGTGGGGAAGATGCCTGTTCCCGATCCCAAGCTCGAAGCCTACATCGCTCACGTGGTTGGCTGTGCGGCTGGCTGGCGACGGGGTTCAGGCGCGCATCCACCGCAGCTGAAACAGGCGATCGAGGAATTGCTCGCCTACATCTACGGCCTCCCAGCTCCCGCGCAGGCACAGCCCAAATGAGAATCCCTGACCCGATTGAAAACGCCGAGGCCAGTGCCGAGCGCTGGGCCGATGAGAACGTATGCGGTGAGAACTTTATCTGCGGATGTGGGCAACAGTGCAAGTTGGATGAGGGAGTCGCGCTCAGTCCGAACCCGTATTGCACGCCCGTCTGTCCAGATTGCGCCATGGCCGATCCTGCTTATGCCAAATGGATCGCATCCCAGCCCCCGAAGGCCCACCCATGAAGAAACCCGACAACCTCCTGCTGCGCCTGCACTGGGCCGGCGGCGGCATCGTGGAGCTCAACCAAATCAAGCCGCTGTTTCGCGAAGCGTATCGCGAGTTGAAGCGGCTGCAGAAGCCGAAGCCCAACAGGCGACTGCGGTGAGCCAACTCTGGACGAATTCGAGCCCCTACTTTGGAGAACAACGATGAGAAATTCAGTACTCGGTTTAGGCGCTCTGGTGGCAGCGGCCATGGGGGCAGACATGGGTCAGTCAGCCGAGGTTGTACCGCGCCCTGCAGGCCTTGGGGCCTGGATGGAGCGCAACAACAAGCGCCGGATATCCAAGGGTGCCCGTCCTGCCAAAAAGCAGCCCCAACGCCTCATGCGTGCGACTGGGCCCGGTTCGCTCAATGAGGCGAATGAGCTGCGAGCACTGGTCGAAGCCGGCAAGGGCGATGAAGCCGCGAAGTACTACGAGCGCTGCCACCAGATCAACTACCGCGCCGGCAAGCCAAAGATGCGTTGGGGTGACGAGTGGTATCGGCGCTTCAAGGCCGGCGATGTTCGGGCTCGCGGAGTTGAGTTGTGAACGACGTTGCTCGCATGGCCGAGACGAGCAATCAAGTCCCTTGGCTGCCGGTTGGCAAGACGTGCGTGGACTGCATTTGGTGGCTGCGCTGCAGCGTCGTTCTCGGTGTAACCGAACTCGGGCAAACCCATTGTGATTGGTCTCCGAGTCGCTTCGAATCGAGGGAATCAGCATGACACCTGAACAGAAAACCGCGATCCGCAACCACTGCCGGTTCGCCTTCGAGACCGCGCAACCGCACTTTGCAAGCCGAATACGGTACGGCGCCTCGCTCGTCCTGACCGTGAACAGTGGCTATGAGTGAATCGAGCTGCGCTTCGGCGGCCCGGTGTGGCACGCCAGCGTGGGTGGCGCGTGCGCCCCGAATGTTCGAAGACGGCTCGCGTTTGAAGCACTGAAGGGAGTTGGTATGACTGAGTTGCAGTGGGAACAGGATCGACCGGGCGCTTACCACGTCCGCAGACGCCTGACGCCCGAGGAGCAGGTACTCGTGGGTGAAGCGATCGACATTCGAGGCACAGCAGAAGCCCGAGAGCGTGTCGAGAGAGCACTGCCGTTGCTGCCGCCTCCGGTGGTTGCGATGGCTTACGAGGAGATTGAACTGCCATGAGCACATCCGAGTTAGACCCGCTCCCCACTGAGGAGGAAGTCCAGCCGTCCTCTTCAATCGATTGGGCGCTTCGAGGCGGATGCGTCGTGATTATCGATCGCTCCGACCGCGCCACCATCATTCTTGAGCCGGAAGAAGCCGAAGCGCTTCGACAGTGGCTCGCGGAGGTTTTATGACCAAGCGTACCTACGATTCCAAATGCCTGGAGCTCGCCCAGCACTTCGGCACAGGCGACCCGGACGAGCAGTTGAGCGAGCACGAGATTGATGAACTCGCCAGTGACCTGCAGGACATTGTAGAGACGTACTTCCAGTTCCGGCGCAACAAGGCCGAGGCTGCCTACGATCGCAGTATGGAGGAACCCATGTACCGCGGCACCGAGTACGCAAGCGCCTTGGCTGAGCAACAGGCGCAAGCCAAGAGGCTGAAGTGAGCGCGGAGGAAATCGTCGAGGACATGAACAACCTCCGGCACATGCTCGGCGCTCGCAGCACAGACAAGAAGCGGGACTGGGGCTTTCGCAATTATTTCAACTGCGGGCCGGAGTCATCCGACTACCCGTCACTGGAGCGATTGTTGACGGTTGGTCTCGTGCGTCGCGGACACCGGGACTACTACCACGCGACCTACGCCGGATGCAGGGCTGTCGGTCTGAATGAAAAAGAAACACAGAGGGCGCTCAATGACGACTGACAAATGCCCTCACGGCACCCCGCTGGGCGAGGACTGCGGGGAGTGCCGGGAGACGGTGCAGCGGATGAAGCGGGATGATCCGATTGAGCAAATCCGCCGCGCCCATGCGAGCGCGAGGCCGACTCACGGGAACATCGCCTGGGCGAATTGCCACCACGATTGCGGCGTTCTGCTGATTGAGATCGGGCGACTGCGCGAGGCCCTCACGATGATCGCCGACGAGACGCTCTGCCCTGACTTGTGGCGCGAGGAGGTTCGCAAGGAATGGTCCGAGGGTGAGTTGGCGCATCGAACCGCGCTCGTGATCGCCTTAGCCGCGTTGGAGCCTCCCCATGCCAAATGAAACAGTTGCTCGGACTGCAGAAACGAACACTGCTTGGCTGCGCCGGCAGTGCGGCCACGACTCGCGCAGCGTAGAGGGCTGCGGTTATTGTTGTTCGGCGGATGAGATTGAGCGCCTGCGCGATGAACTGAAGCACGCACGAGATCGATCTTTCGTAGCGGCTCGGATTTCCTACAGGGGATTCAGTTACGGCACGAGCAGCCAGTGGGGTATCGACTCACTGCGCCGAGCCATCGAGGAGGACGGACGTGGTTAGTTCCGAAGATGAGAACGACTCCAACGCTGCGTATGCCGCGCTGGCGGACAGAGTCGTCGAAAGCATGCGCCTCGAAAAGCTCAGCGATCGGGAGCTTGTTTTTCAGGTGAAGCATTCCTGCATGGCTGACGATCCAGCGGTTGAGGAGATGATGACGCGGCTGTGGCCTGACTGGACTGAGTCGGAATGCGGGCCTGATTGCATGCTCTGCAAAAAGGAGATGAGCCGTGGTTAGTTCATCGGATGCGAACGCCTGCCCGCATTGCTGCACTCCAATGGTTAAAGGCAGATGCCCTGATCCAAACTGCGCCATGCATTGGAAATCGGATGAGCGAACGCTCACCTCAAATGAGAATCCGCTGCTAAGGCCAATGCGCGACCTGTATCGCGCGTATGTCAGGTTGCTGGAGTCCGGAAAGGAACGCATCGAGTTTCATGGTGGGACTTGCGATTCAGTCGAACAGATGGAGCGCGGCGACCCGTACCTGCGAGCGGCAACCATCGCTATGCAGGCTGCGCAAATCGAGCAACGTCATTCGCACGAGACGTTACCGGGCGTCACTATGAGCGACTCACCAATACTTCGGACCTCAAATGGGAACAACGTTCTTAAGATGTGGGCAGAGGAATTACGGAAGGCGACCACGCTGGCCTATGACTCAAGCGACGCGCGCAGCCTCAACCGGGCGCTCGATACGGTCTGCGACCGAGTGACGCAGGTCATCATGGAGTTAGATCGTAAGGCGAATGAGCCGAGCATCGCTGGACTGCCACACACGGATACCTGCGGCCTGAAATATGGCGGCGAGCGGTGCACATGCGGGCTCGGAAACGAAGCGCACGGTAACGAGACGGGAGCGGGCAACCAGCCGGATCCCTACGTATCCGGGCTTGCACAGGCCGGAATACGAGCGGAGCGCGACCGCCGAATAATTGAGAGGCATGTTCGTTGGCACGATGAGGCGCTGCGCCTGTTGCAACAGGTAAACACTGGATACGAGGGGGAGTGGCCGGAGATTGCGGACTTCGTGCGCCGGTCTACAGCGCGAATTGAGCAAAGTTCATCGGAGAAAGCCAGCGAACAACAATCTGGGTTCGTGGGCGATCAATACGTCGGACCCCCTGAGACAGCCAGCGCATTCCCAGTCTGCGTAAAAGCAAGCCCGCAGCAGTGCATCCGTCCGGCGGGGCATGGGGGCGATTGTGATGTGGTCGCGCCATGATCGGCAAAGCACTCCTGCTGCTGGTGAATCTGCTGGCGATCCCGTGGCGCGCGGTGCGGCGGATTTGGGTGGGGTTGGGATGAGTGAGGACGCATAGCATGTTGGACTTTGAATTTGTACGAGGCACCGCCGGAGCAAATGCCCATTGTGGTATCTGCGGGCAAGCGTATGCCCTCGGCGGTATCCATGGGTCTGAGACGTGCGCGAAGTCCAAAGAGACCACCTTGCGCTATCTCGGTGTTACTCCCGAGCAGATGCGCCAGATCGTCCGTGAAGAGATTAGAGCCGCACTGGGCAAGCCCGAATGACTACCCAGGAAGCTTCTGTCCTCATCGGTGGCATGGCCTTGATCGGCATCGTCTGCTGGGCAACGCACAGTGCCGACCCACTGTGGGCACTCCTCCTTCTGGCTTTTATCCTGTGAACACTCAACCGCACAGCGAGCAACGTCATGAATGACGAGATCCGCCAGAAGCATCCCTTCGAGGTGTTCTGCCAATCCTGCGGGCAGCCGATTGTCTGGTTCAAAACCAAATCTGGCAAGCGCATGCCGGTCAACGCCGAGACGACGAAGCCCACTGATGCTGAGCACCAGTTGGACCTGAAGCGGCATACCTCGCACTTCGCAACGTGTGCGCAGGCAGATGCTTGGAGGAAGCCGCGGTGACAATCCTGATGACTGGCGGCGATCGTCCGCTCGGCGATCCAGTTGATGACTGCAAGGTCTGCCCGTGCGGCACTGAACTGGAGTGGCAGGAATGCACCCAGTGCCTTGGCGAAGGCGTCGACGGTCACGACTGTGGCGAGGATTGCTGCTGCTGTCTGGACCCGGAAGACAACATATGCTGCGACATCTGCGAGGGCGAAGGCGGCTGGATGGGTTGCCCTATTTGCCGGCCGGAGTATTGATGAACGGCCCGCGCATCCTCTGTGCCGGCTGTGGCGCCCCAACAGGCTTTTACGAGCCGTTCTGCCGCGACTGCGCCGCTTTCTTCGTGAGCGAGTGCGGACAGATGCCCTTCTGCGTGCTGTGCCACCAGGGGCTACCCGTCGAGCACGGCATGCACAAAACACCCACCGGCGGGCACGCGGGACGGTGCACGATTACATCCTGCGAGCAACAACCATGAGAATCACATTCGAAGAGGTGAAGGTCAAAGGCACGCGGCGCTGGACCGAGAACGGTAAGCCACGGCAACTGACACGCACCTTCATGCAGACCGTCAACCCGTTCAACAAGCATCCCAATGGCCGACAGAAGTCGCGCGATGAGATCGTCACTGAAGTGCGGGCAGAACGCGATGCTTGGCTCAAATGGACACCGGTCAATGGAAACTAACCACAAGTTCAACGCTCTGGCTGATCACCTCGAGCGGATTGCTGTGCAGATCGCGGACCGCAAGCCGAGCCGGACGCCAGATATCGATGCTCGCTTTCTGGTGATCGCCGCTGATGCAGTGCGCCAGCTAGGCGAGCAGATGGTTCAGATAGCAACGCTCGGCCACGAACTCAAACTGTCCTCGGACAGCGCAGGAGCAACTCCCGGTGAATAACTGGATCACGAACAGGTTGAGGATCGAGGTTTTCTATACCAGCGATCCGGATATGCCTCCTCTAATCACGGGTATTAGCGGAGCGATTCGTTCGGGCGAGGTCGATGCGATCGAGCAGGATCTGGCAGCCGAAGCACTTGAGGGAGACTTATTCTCCCAGGGCGCAGGAAGCTACTACATCCGCTGTCAGCACAATCGAGCGCAGACAGACAGTTATGGGCGAGTCGAGATGCCTGCGCATTGGGAGTTTGATCGCGTGGGGTTTCAGGCCGGGAACGAACCGACCGAGAGAACCGTGGGATCAGCTCCAGAAAGTGCGAGGTAGTACTTGACCGTTACCAGTAACGGTGATAGATTGGCATCACCAAGTAAGGAGATCGACATGCTTTCCACAGTTCGAACTGCCGCTAAATGTGCTCACGGCATGTATGTGTTCACGGGTCCTGATGCAATTCCGCACTGCGGCCATCGGTGCGGAACCTGTGCTGACCTCGACAAGCAGGAAGCTGACGCGGCCATGTATCGCGCCCGCGCTCAGTTCTGGAAAGGCAAGTCGATTGCGACGCAGGTCCGCGAGCGCATTGACGGCGTTCACAGCCCCGTGATTGGCGATCCTTGGAACGTCACTCCGGACCTGTCGCAGACAACGATGTTTGCGTACTGATGAAGACTGGAGCCGAACGCCTGGCCGAACTACGCGCCAGGCGCCGGGAGGAAGGGCTCAAGCCGCACGAGGTTTGGGCTCACCCGAAGGACTGGCCTCTGATTAAACGGTATGCAGAGCGTTTGGCGAAGCGGAGGAATGCGAAATAAGCACGTGGGAGATGAAGATGGACAAGATCAATGGTCGAGAAGTGGTCGAGAAGAAGGTCTTCGAGGAGGGCGGTTTCTGGCGCTGGCAGATTTCCGATGCGCTCGGCCAGGATTTCAACGACGGCGGCAACCTGCGAACGCGGGAAGAGGCTGAGACGAATCTCGCCGCTGCATTGGACCCGACTCAGTGAGCAGCGCGCCGAAACGTGGGAGAGGCCGACCTTCCGGGAGGGAGAAGAAATGAACTGCATTCTGCGTTACGTCGTATTGCCGTGGCGCCAGTTGTCCGGAATGGGAAACTGGTCCTATGGGGTCATCACCGAATGGGTGGACCGCAGTGAGGTGAAGCCCGGCAGCACGCCACCGGAGATTTTCACCAGCGCGGACGAGGCGAAGGACTACGCGCGGAATCGGGCGGCCGAGTGGCCATATCGAGCCGAGGCGTGCTTCCTGAACGACTCTGGCAAGTACCTACCGCTGGAGTCGCACACATGACAAATGAGGATGACGGAATCGCCGCTGAGCGGGAATTGGCCAAGGCGCGTTATGACAGGTGAATGCACCTGCAAGGCCGAGCACTGGCAGCCGCATGCAGATTCGTGCCCTGCCAAGCAGCATAAGCGTTCTGTGGTAAGGGAGTATGTCTCTTTCCAGGCGCAACTCGAGGGTGTCGCTGCACTGGGGTCTGCGGCGAGCCATCTAGTGCTGCAGTCTCTTGTCGCGCAGGCCGCAAATGTCGTTGAGAGACTCGTGCTCGACAAAGAGCAACTGCGCGGCAACCTGAGCCTGGCCGAGGAAGGCTTGGCGAACTATGCGCTGGAGGTCGAGCGCAAGAATAGCCTGATCGACTTGCAGGACGCGGCGCAAACGTCGCTGCATGCTGAGAACGTCAGGTTGAGGATGGCGCTTCAAGAGATTGCTGACAGCAACGAATGTCCGGAACTTCCGCAGATGGCCCGGGATGCCTTGGGGAACAAACAGCCAGCCGACGAACCGTTACCTGTCGATCCCAACGGGCCGCCACACGAGTTGCGTCCGCTGCTCGAAAACGCCCTGAAGGCGCTGGGTGCGGATGTGCCGATTAGTCCCGGCTCCTACTTTCACGACGAGCTCAAGCGATTGCTGACCGAATCAGCTGCGCCAAACGATCCAGAGAAATCGGGAGACCCATCGTGAGTAGCGACATGGAGACCCTAGCCAACATTTGGCTTTGCTGGATCTATTGGCGATGCCTGCTCATGATGTACCGCCGATGGCACGCGGAGAGAACCTCCGATGGACTTTGAATGGCGCGCAATTGGCTGGTCATTCTTCTATGGCGCAATATTTGGCTGGCTTTCGGCCTGCGTGGTGATTCGATGTCTACAACACTAAATGAGCTACTCCCATGCCCATTCTGCGGGCTACAGCCTGATTTGATTCAGGCTCACAACGATGCCGCATGGTGGATCGTCTCATGCCCACATCAGGATTGTGAGGTTGGTCCGACCATCGAGCGTGAGGGGAAAGGCGTTGCGGTTGCCGCTTGGAACAAACGCCCCGTTGCTCGCCTCACGTCGCTACTGCCAGGCGACGTCGTGACCCTCCAGCGCATCTGGACGCCAGGAGACACCATCCCCGCCGGTTGGCAGTTGATGCGCGTGCCAGAACCGCCCGCTCTGCGTCGAGGAGCGGATCAGTCGTGAGCGACTATGAACGTGAGCAGGCAATCCACTACTGGGGTTATATCGCCGCCACTCACCGAGATTGGGCAGCTATCGCGCGGTCGAGAATTGCGCAATTGATCCAAGAGACCCGGTCATAGCGGAGGAGAGCGCCCTCCCTGGCTCCTTAGTCCCTATCTATATAGACGCCACGAGAAGGGGAATTGGGTACGCTTAGTGAAAATAAATATCTATGGCACGAAGCCCAGCGCATTGAAGGCAACCGAATTCCCCGCCTTATTCGTGGAGCTCTGCTCGAGGAACATCACTTTGTAGGGATGCAGGGCCGGCGTGATGCAGTAGGCCGAGAGCGGGATCTTGTACGTATTCCACACACCCACGACGGCAGGATTCGGGCCGTACTTCATGATGCTCGGTGCGGTAGGGCAGCCGGGAAACGGAATGTCGCCGATCATCTCCGCCCCGGTGATCCACGTATTGCCCGCCTGCGTCGGCTTGATGGACACCGTGATGAAGTTGTACCCGGTCGCGTTGAAATCGTCTCCCGGCATGCGCGGTTGCCAGCCTTCATCGCCGCTCACGGTCACGACGCCGCTGGGAGGCTTGCCGTAGGTGACCGTACCGCTGCCATAGGAGTAGTCACCCGCACCTGCGAACGCGCCGTTGTTAAACAGCCAGAACGTCCCGGGTGCAGTAACGACCGGTGTCGTGCACACGCCATTGGTCAGCACCTGGGGCGCCACACAGGTCACAGGCGGGGTTGTGGTGCTGACTACGAGGGTTTGGGCAGGGATCGTGATCACCTGCTGCGGGATCGTGATGACCCTGGCAGGGATGGTTACCGTGGTCTGGGCTAGCGCGGTGAGCGGCAGAAGCAGTAAGGCGATGAGCTTTTTCATGGGATTCTCAGTGAATGTTGAATGAGTGTCCGCCCTGCACGAACTGCAGCAGCCATAATAGTAAAACGACACCCACAATCACATAAATGACCACCTTGATGATTTGTGGGATACCGGGGATTTGATTCACGCCCCAAAGTATCAGTCCGACGATACACAGGACGATGAAGGCAACGAGCAGCATTGAGATCATGGCGTAGCTCCTGGAGTGTTATCGAGAACGAACTGCGCCCGTGCGCGATCGGCTTTGAGTGCGCCCGTCACGTGAGCTCGACCCAGCCTCGGTTCGAGCCAGCGCAATGCCGCCTTTTGCCATTTCCACAGCTTGAGTGGCGCGTCCTTGCCATCGCGGACCATCCCCGACAGGGTGCTGATCGAGATACCCGAGACGTTGAAAATCACCAGTGCACCGAAGAGATCCAGCGCCAGTAGGACGTTGTGGCTGTAGGTGGCGTCCCATGCGGTCATTTGGCGGCGGCAATCTTGTTGATAGTGTCAGTCTTACTGGCGGATCCACTCGAGCTACCGAAGTAATAGCCCATCACACCTGCCCAGGCCGTGCCGAGCGAGCCCAGCATCACCAGAAAGGCTTCTGAGCCTGTCGCTGGAACGCCTCTGAACAGCATGATCAGCAGGACTGAGAAAAATCCAAGGGTCACGGAGATCGCCAGGATAGCGGGCAGTTTGTCCTTGGCCGCAACCTCGCGTGAGCGCGCATTGGCCACGTCATCGAAGACGAGCTTCTGCTCCTCGATACCCAGCGTCTTCATCTGGGTCTGAAACGCATCGTTCTCCTTCGTGAGTGCGAGCAGTTGGTCCGGGGTCGCACTGAGCAAGGCGGCCTCAGCCGCTTTGTCGTCGCCTTTGGGCGTTCCGAGGGCGGCCGAGATGGCAGCACTGGCCAGCGGTCCAAACGGTCCGCCGACCGCCAGAGCCACCGTAGGAGCCACCGTTTGCAGGATCTGAAGTGCTTTCGAGCCAAAGGACATTTTTCACCCCGTCAGCAGTAGTTGAGCCAGCGCGGCATAGCGGTCAGCGAGTTCAGGATTCGAAACCTTGCACTCCGCCGCGGCAGTCGCCCAGTCGCCGACTTCGAGCGCATCAATCATCCGATCGAACCGCAGCAGACCCGTCGTACCCGAATTGATCGCGATGTCCAAACACACCCCTTGGCGCGCTTCATCCAGTCCTGCGTACCAGGGGAGCTTTATCAGCTCGTCGTGGCGCTCGGCCATCTGCTCTCGTAGCAGAGCGCGGGCACAGCGCTCACTGATACCGGCACTAATTCGGAAGCCAAACCCGATCGTTTCCAAGCGGCGAGTATCGAAATAGACGTGCGCTCGAAAGCCTTCTTCCTGCTCGACTCGAGGCAGTGCGAGATCGACGGCGCTCATGGGTGTACCCGAAAAATCGCCACCAGCGCAGCCGCCAACGCCACCACGCTGATGATCGTGCTCACGACTTCCCCCATGCCCTTGCCGCGATCATCGCGAGCGTTGATGCGCGTGGTCAGTGCGTCGATCTTCTCCGTCTGCCCCTTCATCACCTGCTCAAACTCAGTCCGCGGCATGTACGTGCGCTGCAAGGTCTCCACCGTCGCGCGCCACTCGTTGGAGTTCTCGAAGCGCTTCTCGGTTGCCGTCTCCGCTTTCAACACGGCCCGATCCGCTGCCGTGAGCGCCGCAGCCACCGCTTTCTCCTGAGCGGCAAGTGCTGCCGCCACGGCTTTCTCCTGCGCTTCAAAGCGACCATTGACGTAATCGCGCAGCGGAATGGATTCGTCTTCCGTCACGTCTCAAACCTCCAGTTCTGCCGCTTCTTGCGCGGGATGTCGAGATTACGCATCACATCGTCCAACTCCACGTCGTGCATCAACAGATCCTCATTGTGCGCGTTCGAACGTTTACTCAGCACTTCGATCCGCTCCAGCACTTGCCCCATCTGCCATTCCAGCTTGGCCTGACCTACTTTCATGCCGACATACACGCCGGTCCACCCTCCGACGAGACCCACGATGAGACTGATTGCGGGAATGATCCATTCTGGCATCACGCATCCGATGATGCATTCATGTAAACCATGTGCTGACTCACTTGCCTATGGCAGCCCAGTAAGACGTGCCGCCCGTATTGGTGACGCTGATATGAGCCAGATCGACAAACGAGGCGTTGTGCTGCGTGGGGCGAGAGGAACCGCCTGCGATCACGAACGAGCCCACAGTCGTGAAAGCTTGAGGAAGCGTCACGATGACCGTGCCACCATTCGGATTACAACTGCCGAATTGCAGGGAGTAGCCGGACCACAGCGGGATGGCGACTCCGTTGGGGTTGACTGTGGCGGTGGGAAGTCCTGCCAGTTGCGCGAATCCACCCCAAAAGGTCGGCTGATTGATCCCATTCGACATTTCGACTTGTCCGGCGGTACCGAAGCCACCGCGACCGACGGACGGAAAGGCAGACAGGTTGTAGAGGAACTTCGAGCCGTCGAAAAACTCATCGACCACGAGAATAGTCCCGGTGGCCGTGCCGAATTGGTGCCGAATGACCGAAGTACCCGCGGCCCCCGGCGGGATATTGGCGCTCAGGATCACGCCAATACCGCATTTCTGCCCGACTACGCCGCTCGAGACAACGGCATTGCCGGACTGTGCGTTGGGATTGGTCCCCGTTGCGTTGCCGCCCTGCAAGGTCGCATCGCCGGCAATGTTGTTGACCGATGTACCTCCCTGATACTTTGCCGCCCCACCGCCGCCGTTTAATGATGCGCCCGCGAAGTCCAGCAGGTCGCCACCGGGATCGGCGCCGGGATTTCCAGGAGTGCTGTCGGCATCCCCGGCCGTGCGGATGACGGTGATTCCTTTCAGACCCGTAATCTGCGCATCCGTGATATGAACGACCTGGGTCTTGCCAGCGCCCCCGACCAGTAGCCCTGAGCTCGGGATACCGGACGCATTCGGCAGTAAAAATCCCCACTGAAAGTCACCGAAGCCCTGCGGCACGCCATTGGGACCGGCCACCTGCACGGACCCGGACTCAAATATCGGGGTATACGTACCCCCTTGGCCGCCCTGGGTCGCGAGAGCCACCGTGGCGCCGTCGCTGATGATCAGCGTCCGCCCCGGAGCCAGCGACCGCGCGTTACCGGCTGCAATCGAGAACGAGAGGCTGAACGCGCCGGTCGTCGCATTGTTGATACTCCACATCCCGCCGACTCCGGTCGGGATTTGGTAGTTGAGATTAGCTCCCAGGACTCCGGTAAATTCGATGTTGGGAGGGCGGTATTGGGCAAGAGTCAGCGTGGTCGTGGGCGCCGAAATGCCCGTGACGGAGATCGATGTTGTGCCACCGAGAGCAGCATCGATCGCGGTGAAATTTGAATTCATGGGCTGAGCCCATGCGTTCACATAGTCACCGCTCGCCGGCTCCTCGAGGCCCTTGTTGGTCGAAAAGGAAGAGGTCATTGAAGCTTCTCGTTTGTGAACATCTCATACGAACTCGGGCCCGTGATCCGAGAAGCTGACTTTCTGCTACGCCGATGATGCAAGTAGGCCCTCGCCACAATTCGGTAAACTTCCTCGCCCCACGAGTTCATGCCCATGTTGATAGCGGCAATAACGAGCCTGCTATTTTCGGGTGAATAATCCCCCGGGAGTTTTTTGTCGATCGTAGGTGTATATGGGTTGAAATGACCTTGTCGTTTCCCCGGCTGAAGATCGAACGGAAGCCCGGTCAACTCACATCTTCCCGCAAGTTTTTCCATCACCCATTCCAAATCTATCGAACAAATAGTGCCATTGTCTGCGGCCCTCTTTTTAGCTCCCGCCAATAGTTCCTTTGCTCTGGATATGGGAGTTGCGCGCCAATTCAACCTCATCTTCAGGTGCGCTTCGCACTTGACGAATCCTGGCTTGGCGGGTTCATTACAGTGAACGCATAGCCCTTTTGTCTTCTGAGATTCGACGTGTTTTTTGTATTTTTTCGCGCGGCATTTTCGACAGATGGAGTGCTTCCTGAGCACATCTCTGATATCCGAGTTTCGCGGAAACGCAGCGATGGGCAAGTCTTGATTGCAACTTGGACAAACTTTCGAATCGACGTGCACCACAGGTTTAAGCCTGTGGTCTGGCTCATCGAAATTGCCGTATCTCCTGAAGCGCAGATAGTGCATGTTGCACAATCCAGCGGTGTGACGGCCGCCACGCTCGCAATTGGGAACCCTGCATCTCTTCATAGAGTCGCGCTCCGCCCCGCGATATCCAACGCTCGAATGATCGATGCATCGGGCGCTTTCAACAGTGTTTCTGTGCCCGCATCGTTCATCTTCTTCGCGGCGTGCCAGCGTTGAATTAGTCTAGCCAGCAATGCCTCGTGATCAACTTTGCCGCCTGATGCTCTACCAACCCGTCCACCAGCATTTCGATTCAGATTGTCACGCAGCGTCTGACTGACGCTCGCGGCATGCTTTGCCTCGCGCCGACCCTTGGTCATTCCCGATACCTTGGTGCCTATCTTTTCGCCGACCAGTGCGGCGCCGGGTATGGGCACTTTTGCTCCCGCCAATATTCCGGCCTTCGGCGCGTACTTCTCGATGAATCCCGGCTCACTTCCCATGCGCGCAGTCTGTGCGCCGGCCCCTTCGTAGGGATGAGCGCCCGGCATGATGTGCCCGGCCGCATTCAGGACCTGGAATTTGCGTATCTCATCCGGCGGCAGCGCGTCGAGTATCTTTTGACCCACGCGACCATTCAGCGCCTTGTTGGCAGAGTTCGCATTCCAGCCCCCTGCATTGCTAGCGCCTTGCGAGTAGACCTCGCGAGCGAGCGCGCCATGCATTTCAGCCTTGGCGCTGGCAGCCGCCTGCATCAATTCCGGTGGAACTGGGTCCATACCCTCCGGTGCATCGCGCAAGTGTCCTCGTGACAAGGTATCCAGCGTGTCATGAATGTGACGCCACTGATCCAACGGCATGTTGTTTAGAATCTTCGGAATGCGATCGAAATCCTTTCCGGTTTGTATCCCGTTGGGATCTACCTCACCAAACACGTCGCTGATGCCGGCCGAGTCAGACAGCAGTCCTTTGTCCAGACGGTGGATTTTGTTCCCGAGTTGGTAGAGATCACCACCACCAGATTTAGCGATATCCTGATTGATCGCCTCGTTGATCTTGCCGATAGTGGCCTTGTTCTCAGGCGTCCAGCCTTTATTGAGCGCTTTCGTCACTGCCTGATAGGCCGCCACACTGCCCGGAGCATACTGAACGCCCGTGATCGGGTCTTTGAATCCCACGGTCTTGGCGAGACTCAGCAGCTCCTGGGCGCCACCCACAACGCTCTCGTGCTTCATGAGCTTGGCGCCCGCCGTAAATTGTGGGTCTTTCAACATCCCTTCAGTGATATCGATGGGGATCTGATCGTTGCCGTTCTTCTCGAGAGCCGCCTGATAAACCTTAGACTTCTGTTGGTTCAGGTAGTCCTTGAGACCGCCTTCTCCATAAAAGGCGCTGTTGATCGTTTCCCCGCGCTGGTAATCGTTTGTCAGTGTAGGGTCAGCGCCCGTGGCATCAACGCGCTGTTGCGCGAATTTCGGCAACGCACGCTGCTCGGCGCCAATCTGGTCGGCCATCAACGCATTGGCCGGTGTCTGATTCGGGTTTTTGGCCGCTTGATACTCGCTGCGCAGAGTCTGCTCATTGCCGGTCAGGACGCCCGTGCGAATGCCCGCATCCTCTTTGGAGTCGTTGAGGACTTCTCTCACAATTCCGGCGCGCGTGGATTGCTCGTCAGGATGCACATCGCCTGAGTTTTTAGCCAACTTCACTTGCGGAAATGAGGGTGAACCGCGGCCCGTCTCTTGGCCCGTCAGCGTGAAGGGCGATGGATTGACCTGCGCTGCGCCCATGGATTGGCGCGAGCCTGCATCTGCCACCGAAGGCACCGCTTGATCCGCCTCGCGACCTTTCGCTACCAGATCACGCCAAGTATCAGCGACTTTTCCCGCGGCCCCACTCACCGCGCCCTTCGCGGCTCCCGCTGCTTCCGCGCCGCCCTTAGTTCCCAACATCGTCGCTATATCGCCAGCGACATCCGCCGTTCGCTCATTGGTGAGACTGGCGATGCCCTCATGCGCCTTTTTAGCCGCCCAACTGACCGGCGAAAAAACAGTGCTCAGCGCATCCATGGCGGTTTTGCCGCCCTCAGTCTGCGGGTGATAATTAAGGACGGGGTCGGTTTGAATCTCTTTCTCGAGGGCCGCGCGACTGTCAGCACCAGGCAGGATGTCATTGACCGCATGCGTCACTGCTTTCAGGCCGCTCGATCCGACGGCGAGTCCCGCATCGCCCAGTCCTTTGACGGCGCCCCACCAAGAATTATCACCTTCGTTCTGCTTCGGTGCCGCGGCCGACTCTTCGTCTAGCTTGAATCCCGGCGGGGGTGCTGGCATCGACTGCTGAGCCGGCGTGTCATCCGACTCCATCGTAAATCCAGGTGGCGGGGCAGGAGTGCTCATGGCGCCCACTTCCCATTGACGAAATACAACCGCTCGCCCTGCGCATTCGTCGCCATGGGCGCATTCACCAACTTATCGCGGTCGTAATACGTTTGATTCCACTTCGCGAAGTTCGTCGGCTCGTTTCCTTTCGCCAAGTAGTCTTTCACGTGGCTCGCGCTTTTCAATCCGTAATCCGTCGATCGAATGTTGGTATTGAGCAGCTTCTTGATAGTCGCGTCATCCATGCTGACATTCGGGCTCAACTCGTTGAACTGCATGTGCACTTCGGACTGGGTGGCGCTCGGAAAATTGGCTTGTGCCTGTTGAGCTGCGGCGTTGCCCAGATACTTCGCCAACTCCTGATAGTTCGTCGATTGAGGGCCGCCCCCCATCCAACGGCTGGCGCTCGTCAGCAGGCTGCCATATGCGCCAACGGTCGCGCCCTTGGAATCCATGATCGACTTGGCAGCCTTCAGATACTGCATCGCAGTCGCGCCCGCGTTGGTCGCCGCTTCCGATTCCTTCAGCAGTGCATTGCGATTGGAAATATTGAGATCCTGCTGCTTCATCGCAGCATCGCGACTCAACTGATCGTTCACGGGCGGTAATGGCTTCTGGCGCCATGTCGAATCGGATAGCGCGCTATCCAAGTACTTGTCACCGGTCGAGGACGCAGGAGCGGTTGCGGGAGCCGCCCGTGGCGGCGCTACTGTCGCGGGCCTGGCTGATGGAGCCGCTGCTCCGACGGGTGCAGGGCCAGCCGCAGGCTGCGTGGTCACTGCTCCCGGTTGCGCTGCTACGAAATCTTCGATCTTGTTGAATCCGGCTTTCTGGAATGCGAATCCCGGCAAACCGTTTCCGAGAACTATAGGCTGCATGCCGCGCGCATACGCTTCCTGTTTCTGCCCGAGCGTCTGAACCTGCGCGGCCGCCCCGATCTCGGGCGCGGCCATCCGCGAATTCAATCGTTGGCCACCGATCTCAGTCGGCGTGTCCCCTGTCCATTGGCGAATCGCGTTATAGCGCACAAGAGCTGCGTCGCGCTGCGGCTGGGTGGCGCCCGGGTCGGTCGCTTGTTTGTAGAGTTGGCTGGCCTCTACCTGCGCATTTTTCTGCTTAGAGTAAATCTCATCTTGATACCGCTGGTCTCGCTTCGCCTGAACGTCTTGCACGGGTTGGTCATTCTTCAGCGCGATTGCAGCCCCCCTCGCCGCGCTCATATCTGAAGTTTCCTGTGGCGTCCATGGCAGCGTCTGGTACTTGTTCTTGTACATCTGATCAACACCATCCGCGGTCGCCTGTGCGGCATCGGATGGAGCGGCGTTCTGCTGAGGAGTTTTCGGCGGGTTGAAGTATTTCTGAGCTGCCTTGACTCCCAGCGCGCCGAGTTGATTCTGTATCTGCTGTCCCTGCGCCTTCGCCTGAATCTCCTCCGTCCCCGCCTGCGATCGCCGCGTGTTCAGGTACGAGTCGGCACCGGCGCCCAGGCCCGCCGCAAGCGCTACTCCGGGATGAACCGTCTTCGCAGTGCCCATGGCCGCAAGCCCCGACAGAATCGGGAGGATGTTTTCGGACTTCTGCCACCAGTGCGAGCCCTTCGCGGGTGCGACACCCGTCGCCGTGTCATCAGCGGCGGGTGCGGGCGAGCTCGGCGCGCTAGTCGCATCGGGAGTGTCATCCGGCGTGCCGCCATCGTCATATCCGCGCCGTCCCGCCAGGCCCCCGCGAGCGAGCGCCTGGTTGCTGAAGATCTCGCCCGTATTGTTCATCGCCTGATCGGGTTGGCCGCCCTTTAGGAGGGATGAAAATCCGCTGGGATGCTTCACCAGTGGACCGGGGCTTTGCAATTTCTCGTTGCTGATCTCTTGGTCCGGGATGACGAGTCCGCCTTGTGGATTGCTGTAAGGGTCTACATCCCCGCCCGCGGCGAGCCCGACGCGGTCTTTGATCCGCCCGCCCCGTTTCGCCGCCACGGCCGCCATGGCCGCATAGGTGGCCGCGTATTCCGCCGCCAGCGCCGCGGCTTCCGTTGCCGCAGCATCAGCAGCCCCTGCCGCAGCAGCGCCTCCGGCAGCTCCAGCAGCGGCACCCGCTCCGGCGCCGGCTGCAGCGCCAGCCGCCCCTTCTGCTGCAGCACCCTCCGCGGCGCCGCTGGCAGCGGCTGGAGCGGCAGCACTGGCCGCCGTGGCGCCCGTATCGGCAGCGCCCAACCCGGCATCAAACGTCGTCGTGGTCCCGGCATCCGCTGCGGCAGGTCCGAAATAAATGGTTGTGCCCGTATCGGCCGCGGGCCCGAAATAGGTTGTGGATCCCAGTCCCGATTGAGGAGCCGCAGAAGCAGTCGCGGGCGTGCCCGCTCCGTAGGTGGTCGCACCGCTCGGCTGGACGCCGGCTGGACTCAGCCCGGTTGGTGTTGTTGGGGCCGTTGTCCCCGTCGTCGGCGTCGTGAAATGCTTGTACGCCTTGTACATGTCCTTGCCGTACCCGATGCCCTTGGTGACATTGTCTGAACCGGAGGGCCCCGGCTGTGGAGTTCCCTGCGCGACGGCTAGTTGGTGACTTGCGCCCGTTGAGGGGATGTTCCGCTGAGCTCCACCACCGCCTTGCGGTGAGTACATGTTTCGCTGCGCCTCGAGCACCCCGTCCAAGCCGCCGCCAGGCGATCCCCCATCGGCATAGCGCTGCCGACGAAACGGAACGACGCCGCCCTCGTAGAAGTGCGCACGATTGGCCGCTTCCTCCGTCGCGCGACCGTAATCGACATACTTGAAGCCGCCCGCCAGCCCCACAGCCTCGGGATGTTTCTTTTCGACCTGTTGGGCTGACAGTCCGATCCGATCACGCGAATCGCCCTTCATCTTGTAGCGGTAGATCGGCTGGCCGTCGAAGGTTTTGCCGATGGGCTCCATGTCTTCTTTCAGACGCTCGTCACTGAAGAAGCCGCCGGGTTGAGTGGTTGTTGTTGTTGAACCCGATAGCGCACCGGTACCCTCGGCGATATTCGCCAGGAACTGCGCGGTCTGGAATGGATAGGATTGCTGCTGCAGGAACTGCTGATACTGCGCAGTGTCCTGCGCCTGTTGTGTTTGTTGCTGTACCGTGCCTGCGCCGATCTGCGCTTGCGCCCCCTGAAGTCCTGCGGTTTGCGCGCCAGCACCGAGACCGGCGAGTTGTGATGATGTATTCGCACCCTCGCCGTATGCCATCTGCCCGATGCCGGCGAGTTGCTGCGCTCCTGCGAGTCCGATCTGTTGTTGTCCCTGCGCGGTGCTGAGTGCCGATTGATACCCCTGGTTGGCTATTCCGGAGTAAATATTCGCGTTCGCCAGATTCTGTTGCTGTTCCAGATTCGCAGCGGCAATGCCAGCGCGGTCCCCTCCAAAGGCTCCTGAGGTGATCGCGTTGCCCAATTGCCCCGCTTGCTGCTGTTGGTTGTTTTGGTTGAGCAACGCTCCCGTGCTGCCCAACACGGTCTGTAGATAAGGCGACAGGTACTGGTCTATCTGTTGACCCGTCAGGGGAGATGAACTGGCGGTCGTTCCTGCTTCCGCAGCGGCGTTAATCGGGTTGACGGCTGACTGGGCCGCGCCGAGTCCGGCAGTCGCAGCGCTGTAGTAAGGTTGAGCTTCGTTGGCGGCCGCGTTGGTGCCGGCTATTCCCGCGCTCTGTTCGGCATTGACGGGCGCAACGAACTGGCCGCCGTATTGTTGGAATGGTGTTTGAGCGACTTGTTCAGCGTTGGCGTTTACAGACTGATAGGCAGCAAGTACCGAGGCGGGCACCTGGACCTGCTGGGTCGACGTCGCCGATTTTCCTCCGATGGCGGCCTACTCCCCTGTTTCCAAGGCTTTTTTAGCCTTGCGACGAGCCCAATCGGCTTTTGCAATTTCGGAAAGAAGTTTGCGAGTTTCCTCGTCATGCGTCTTCCCCAAATTGATCTCTCTCAGCTTCTGTTTATGCGTTTCACTCTTCGGAATGCCGCGCATAGTTAGTTTCCTCTCTTCGGAGAACGGGATGCCCGTCATCTCTGCGCTTCTCCTCGCGAGAAGCTCAGGAGAGTGCACACCATTCCACGGCTTACCCTTCTTCGATTCGGATATCTTCCTCTTGGTCTCTTCGGATTTAGGTTTTCCAGTGAATAGCGCCCGCATGGCATCAACCACGTGCTGCGGCTTTTTCTTACCTAATCCTCTCTTATTGCCAATTGCAGAAGCCGCAATCTTTGCGCGCGCTTCGGGTGACATCTTTCGTCCCTTCATTCGCTCACTCATCGCTCGCTTCCACTCTTCCGTGTGCTTTCTGCCCGTAGGCCCATCACCGCCTTTAGTAATATTGACTAACTTACAACCAGACGTAAGCCACTTCTCTATTAGCTCAATTTCCAAATCTAATGCTTCGCGCTCAGTCAAATATACGGCGACTATCTTGACTTCGATCAAGGCTCCAATTCGCTTCAGATAGTCCTGCGCAAACATGTGATGCCGATTGCGCATCGTCATCTGATAGGCGCGTTTTTTAAATCCCTTGCCGACATAAAATGGCTGCCCGGTATCGGAGCGCCAATGCTCATATACGTAAAATACGGGATCAGTACTTCCTGCCTCGCGTGTCGGCGGAAACTGCCGCTTTTCTCCGGCTCTCGCTTTATTGCGAGCTACCAATGCGAGCCGTTCCTTTTCTTTCTGTTCCGGTGTCTTATTTAAGTTCCGTTGACGAATATGTTCGGATTGCGCGGCTTTCTGTTCCGGTGTCCGATTGGCCTGGAGTTGCCGCATGAGTTCGCAAAATTCCGGCGAACGCTTTTTGCCAGTATTTGCTAAACGACGAGCCTCGATTTCCTGTGGAGTCTGTTTTCGACCGAGGGAAGCCAGTCGACATTTTTCTCTATGCTCGGGGGACAGCTTTTTGCCACGGTGCGCCGCCGCTATTTTAGCGTTATGCTCCGGCGTGTTTTTCTTGGCTTTTCTAGTGCTCAACGTCGTCATCCTCAGACAGACTGATTGACACCGTGAATTTTACTCCATTGAGGTCAAATTCAACATCGGCGGACCCCATGCCGCAGCCTGAATTCCCGGTTTCCTTGGCATCTGTATGCTTGGTGAGCAACTCAGACACGATGCCACGCAAGCGCATGAGGATATCTGCGTCGTCGAATGGACCTGGATCGCTCACGCCCCTACCTCATGCCCACCCGTTTTCCGCCCGTAGATCCAATAATTACCAGATGGCGGACCTAACACACGCTCATACAACTTGCACTTCTGCCGCGTGGCAATTGTCGAAAAAACTCCGATCACCAGAGGTAATTCCAACTTCTGCGATGCCGATCGGCTGAACTCGAGTAATTTGGTAGCGCGCCCACCCTTGGCATTTCTAAAGTCAGGATGCACGAAGAGCACAATTTCTTCCACGCATGGTTCTTCTGTATAGGGCAACGTTCCAACTTGCAGCACCACCATGCCCTCGATCTTGCCGCCCGGCTTACCGATACAGCCAATTATGCCGTTCTGGAGAGTCAACTTGGGCCAGACGATTTTGACTAGCAACAGTTTACTTGCCGACATGGCGCCGTTCTCTGCAGCTGCCATGATGGCGAGTTGCATGACCTCATCCATGTCCGCCGTAGTGCCGAGGCGGATTTTGAGGTCGTCGTAGATGGAGAGGGTTAGGCTCACAGAAGGACCCCCGGTGGGTACTCCTGTCTGCAAAACTCACAGTAGTCATGACTGTGGCAATAGCGACCATTGATTGTGACAAGCACACTCACGGTTGCTCCGCGATGTCCCAACAGGTGGCAGAGTAGCTTTTGCATGTCAGTCCTTCCTCGGCGGAGACATCTTCTGCAACTTGCCAATCTGTTCTTTGCGGATCTTGAGCACAAACGCATCGAGCACGCGGTGACCTCGATCCATGTCGCCCGCCCCAATCTGCTCAACGTGATGTGGACTAATCACCCACTCACCCCCCGCCGCCACGATCGGCACTCCCGATGTCTCCCCGCCATGCGCCTTGCCAGTTCGTCGAGAGAGTTTCTCGAGCGCGCTGCGCACCCCCGGATGCAAGGGAAGCTTTTTTTCTGCCTCAGATGGCTTGATCCAGATCGCACCGTCATGTTCATCGTTAAGTTGGGGTTTGAACTTGTCGGTAGACTGAGCCAAAAATGTATCAAATACAACGCCGTCGCGCTCACTGTGCATGAAAGGAGAGAGCCCTCCCTCGTGGGAGTATCCGGCCTCCTCTTCCGTCTCGCGCCGAGCTGCTTGTTCGGGAGTCTCGCCCTTTTCAACCCCCCCGGCCGGGAGCGCCCATTCGCCCGAGTGATCCTTGCCCGCGCGGCGCATCAACAGCACCTCTTTCTCGGGCGAGACGAAGAGGATGCCGGCGGCGCGGCGCTCAACCTTGCCGCCCGTTGCCCGCCCCATGGAAGCTCCGTAGGGACCGCCCGACTGGCCGTAAGGATGCCCGTTCCCGCCATACGGCTCCCCGCCGAACATCCGGCGCAGCACTTTGAAGCCGGCGAGCGTATTCGATTCTCCAAGATGGGAAACCGCGTCGGCCGGCAAAACATAACTGCCACTCTCAACAGTAATTGGAAGATGGTCGGTACGCCCCGCAACAGAACTGTGGATCGGGCCCGAGTGGTACTTGTGGGTAGTCGAGCCGCCCTCGGCCCGCTTGCGGCGTGCCACATCGAGCGCAATGGCAACCGCCTGCTCGTGAGGCTTGCCTGCGTCCTGTTCGGTCTCAATGTTCCGACCGATGTTGCGTTTGCCCGGTGCGAGTGGCATCTACGAAAAGCTCCCGCTCACAGTCTGGCCCGTACCGGGGACAATCGTTATGCCGAAGCTCGCCGGCAGATTGACCACAGTCACTCCCACGGTCATTGGAATTATGAACAACGGCTTGGCCGTGTTTCCCGTCGCCGCGCTATCGTACACGGCTCCCGTCGCTGAGCCCGCAACGATAACACTGATGTTCGCGATGCGGCCCGCAGAGGACTTCACGACCGTGGCGGCTGCCAGTCCCGCGAAGTTCTGCGCGCCCTGGACGTTGAGATAACCTTGCGCAAGCGCGCTGATCGCCTGAACAATGTTCTTGGCGACGGTCAGGACGTCTGAGAGGGATGCACCGCCGGTTTGTTGTGGTTGGTTAGCCATCAAAATTTGCCGTCGGCCGCGTATCGATAGCGCAGCGCGCCGATCCTCCACCAACTACCTAGGTCACTGCTCGATATCCTGATGGAAACCAATCGACCCCGAAGTCGAGTGTTGAAATACTGAGTCGCTTGCGTCACTGAGTACGGGCCGTAAATCGTCGGCGTGTCGCCAGGGTAGTCAACCACGTAAAAACTGACCTGCACGACCGCTGTCGGCGATTGCGAAACTTTGCCCCACTTCATATCCGGCCAAATCAAGTCAATGAACGTCTTCAGATCCCCTTCGCTGAGCGTGAAGTAGCCGCTCTGGAAGTACGGCTGCATGGCCTGCAAGTCAGCATCGTTGGAGGTCTCGTGTTGATACAGCAGCCCCGTCACCGGATCAGCGCCAATGGGAGGTCCCAGCACAGATTGATCGACCCACGCCGTACGGCCCAGCGTGCCGTAATCCCATATATTGAGCAGCGCGGTATATTTCACATAGGAGTCGATCTCGCCTGTTCCATTCGCGGATGGGTAGTACCACGTGATCTCCCCAAAGAGGGAATTCACGGCCACTCTGATCTTGTAGAGGTTTGCCGTATTGGGGTGCAAATTCTGAAACACAACATCCCAGACCGTACAGGGTAGCGGCTGTATGCCTGCCCCACTCAGAGTGAAGAATTGCGACGGTCCCATCCAATACCCGATTCCGTTCATGAACGCTGCGGCCTTGCGCGCGATGAGTCCACACCCTGAACCGATCTCGTTGAATGAGTAGATGTACGGCGGCCCGATGTACTGCATCGACCAGGCGTCGATGTCGGTCCACAGGATGGCCTGCTGCGGTCCCTGCAGCCCTCCCACAATCCGAGATCCTCGCGGGATGCGATAGGAACCGGCTTGGTTGGTGGGCAGCGCAATCCACTGGTTGAAGTTGTTGACATCGCACCAGTTCACCAGCAGCGGATCTTGAATCCCGGTCTGCGTGCTCCCCCACGCCACAATCTGCCGTTGAGGCATCGCGACAAAGGCGCCGTCATTGACCGGCGGCGCTGCCGTGATGATCGTGGCGCCCGTCACGTTTTCTTCCCATTGATACAGCGGTTGGAACGGTGTCGTGCCGGGCGTGAGTGTCTGATCCGCGCAGGCGATCAGGATCTCACCCCAGTTATCCAGCGTCCAATCGTTCGCCGTAATCCAGGTACCCGAAGCCGGCGATACCGCATTGCCCGTGCCGTAGCCACCCGCCCCGTAGGCCCCGGCGCCGTATCCGATACCGCCGGGAATCGTGCCGTAGCCGTAACTGTAGATGAGATGGGCGTTGCCTCCGTTCAACGTGCCGCTGGTCGAAGCGTTCGCCGGATTTCCGCCAATGATCGTGAAGTTGCTCGCGTCTACCAGCGACTGCACCACGTAGTTTCCGTACAGCGTGATGCCGCCGACGGTCGTGGCCACCAATACCGAAAAGGTGCCTCCCACTTGATAGATGTAATGCGGCAGATTGACGGTGACTGTCAACGAGCCGCTGACGGTTGTGAAGACTGGCAACACGGGCGACGTCGAGGAACTGGTGGCCGGCAGCGGGTTACCCAGGATATCGACCGCCTGCACCGTGTAGGCATTGTTGCTCAGCAAGCCGCACTGGTACAGACCGAACAACACCACGCCGCCAATGGCGATCTGCGTCGCGATGTAAACCGAATCGTAGCCGGTGATGCCCAGCGTCGTGTTGTCGGTGATGGTGACAATGGAGCTTCCCGAGGTCGTCGCGACCGCGGGCGCGATGTCTTCAGCAGATTGCTGAGGCGTTATGTTCTGCAGGATGCCGTTGGTGATGACGCCCAACAGTGCATATCCGTTGGCAGTCGTCTGCGTCCCTACCGCAAGATGCGTGTTGAGATTCAGGTCTTCCCATGCCCAGAGAGCTCGGGCGATGGCCGGCATCGGTTGACCAAAAAAACGATTCCAGCCGCCCAACTTTGCGACCAAAGCCAACCCGTTACGATCAGGAAAGAACCTTATTAACTGCGACTGAGAAATGCCCGAGTTTTCATTGAGCGCGGGTGTCTCTTGAGAATCAACACCCGGCACGAGTCTAAGAAGTGCGTGCGGCACATATCACCGAGTAGGAGTTGCCGTCACAGGCGTCGAGTAGGCCGAGTAACCACTTCCGAGGCCCTTCTTTCGATTCTCCTCGGCAATGGCGCCCGCCAGCAGCGTCCGATATTGCTTCTCGTAGTTGACCGGCATCGCGGGATCGTCGCTGTTTGCAGTCCAATTTCTCTGGTATGCGCTGATGAATATCATACTAGCAAGCAACAAGAGGTCTGGAAGCCACTGTGATATGTAAGTGTAGGACGTATCCGCAGGCCCTGGAGTTGCGAACTGGAACAGAGACGGCATGCGAATGACACCCGTCACTCGAACCGGGTAGGCGAAGTTCGGTGGTGGTCCCAGCAGCACGTTGACGTTGGTGTTGGCGCCGTCTCCGAAGGTATCCCCGTACATCGCGTAGTACTTCGGCATGCCGGTGCTGAACACGCCGGAGTAGCAATTCTGTATAAACTCCTTCGATACGGGTATCAACGGCGTGCTGTTGACAACAATGCCGTTACTGACTTGGGTCGTCTCTAAGGTTTCAATAGCCAGAAAGTCGTTGATCGGAATCGACAGTAGACTATTTCCCACTGTCAATGCATACGTGTTGGATGAGCGAGCCTGCAGAGCGTCGATATCGCGCTGAATCCTCGCCTCGGCATAATTCAGCATTTGGCCAACGACGGCTTGAAGTGGTGCATCCACGAACCCCCACACGCCGGCACTCACTTGCGTCTGAGCAACCGCCATGACGCCGACCGTTTGCACCCAGGCGTTGAAGGAGAGCGGATTGAGGGCGGGTGAGGTCATGGCTACTGCTGGACGCGCACGTTGTAATTGGAGGTTGTGGGCGTGCCGGCGGCCACCGCGCATACGCGCACCGTGACCGTACCGGCGGAGCTGACAAACGCGCCCCACGTAAAACCGGTGCCCGGATCGGCCACGGGACTTGCGGAGACCGCCATCGCATTGGTAGAGCCAGCCACGGCGACGGTGCCCGATGTGCATTGTCCGGCCGTCAAGGCGCCCCCGCCGATGGAGCCAGTCGTGCCCGACAGCACTGGCGCAGTCGCACTGTCGGCTATGTTGTGCCATGCCGCGCCATCGTAGGCATACATCCGATGATGTGCGCTGTCGTAATAGGTCGGAAACGAGTTGGCGTAGTTACCCGCAAGGTTCGCCGGGACGCCCGTGGGAACGCCGGACGCGCCGGGGTAGTACAGGAATCCGTTCGTCTCAGACGTCGTGCTTGCGGCAACGATGGGAACGGCGTTGTTGCTTGCATCCCAGATGCCACGCAGCACTGAAAACGTGCAAATCCCGAGCGTCGTCGTCGTCGGCAGATTGATGCCGGCCGTGTTGACGCAGCCGCTGCCCGTGACCTTGACGCCGGTCGTAATAACCGCGCCAGCAAAGGTGTAGTTACCCGTGCTGTCGAATAGGAAGCCCTGATTGTCCGTCGAATTACCGACATGAATTGGTCCGGCCAGCCCCGAGAATGTCAATTCGGAGCCGCTATACAACTCCGTATTCATCGCCTGCTGTTTGGCGATGACATCCTGTAGGGAACCGCCATAGAAGTTTGCTGTGCCTGTATGCTGCCCTTGCCCTACATATGGGCCGCTAACTGGCGAGTTCAGCGTCTGCTGAGCACCGAACAAGGAGATCGATAGCGCACCAACTAGGCCGACAACGAGTCCGGCAATGAATTTTTTAGATGTCATTGAATTCAGCGTCATCCAGGTTGAAAGTGCCGATGAAGTCGGTCGAGTCGATGCCGAGCCAACAGGACTGTGTCCCAGAAGGTACCCAGATGGAACCTTGGACAGCGAGCCAACCTGGGGTGGTCCCCGTGCTAGGTCGCAGGACGGTCGAACTAACTTTATCCACTCCTGCAGAATCGTAGAAATAGACCGAGGCGTTGAGTGTCCCCGACGTATAAGCTGAGATGTTTATCCACTCGCGCATCTTCAACTGATCGCCGGGCTGGCACGGGATCGATTGAGAGAAAGTGTTCGTGCCCGTGGTCGTTGAAATCACCTGCATGGAGTAGGTGCCGGAATGGACCGTGACGGTATCCACCGTGACCTGCCAGCCAGGGCCAGTTGAGTTACCTGTGGCTTGCCAGCCAGCCAGCGTACCGGTCTCGAACCCGGGGTTGTGTAGCAGGTTGAGCTGCGTCCCGAGAGAGGCGGACGCGCCACCTGCGCCGAAGTCGTTGAAGTTGCTGCCATGAACATTGATCGCAGGAGTCCCGCTGCTCACGGTGAAGTAGGTCGAAGCCGCCGAGTTAGCGAAACGAGCCCGAGCCCGGAAGAAGGCACCGTTCTGCGGAGCGGATACGCTGATCAAAGAGGAGCGCGGAGACAGGTCAAACAGAGCGACCGTTCCACCGTCCAACTGCACACCGGTCGGCTGGGAGTTGGTCCCCTGCACGATGGTAATGAGCTGGCCCTGGTAGTGATTGTCCTCGATGTGGCAAGGGGTGCAATCCACGATGCCGCCCAAGTCCACAATCTGCTGATCGTTGTAATCGAGCGAGACCCCAGCCAGAAACAGTTCCTTCGTCCCGCCGTTGCCTTGCGAGTTCGGTAGGTAGACGCCCGCAGCGCCATAGGATGTGGTGGCTATCGCGGTCGGTGTCCCGGTGAGCGAGGCCGCCCATGTCGCTGTCGTGGCCCCGTTGGTCAATGTGACCGGGCGCAACTCTCCGTCACTGAATTTCACTGGATAGAAGTTGGTTGGAAGGATCCAGGTAGAGGCTAGCGACGCGCTGGTGCCGCTCGGGGAGCCTGTGAATGTCACCGTGACCGGATTCACACACCCGGAGATGCCGCCGCCATGCCAGGAGAAGTTCTCGCCCGAGACCAGGGCCGCGTTGTAGAACAGTCCATTGCGCCATGCGCCCTGGATGTTCCCATTCCAGACCGAATCCACGTACACATCGCTGCCAATGACCATTGCATCGCGGAAGCCATTGGTGAAGAAATTCGAGAGCGACTGCCCGGTGACGTTGCCATTGCCAGCGGTACGACCGATGAAGATCCCGTCAACGTTGCTGGTGTTTGCGGTTGGACCGGACAAAGAGAACTGTCCGATCGGTTGCGCCGGAGCGCCAATCCAATAAGGGGAGCTGGCATTCGCGCTTACGACCATCGCAAAGCAGCCGCTGATCGTCATCGTTTCACTCCCCACGGACTGCGATTGACTCAGGTTGTAGGTGCCGCTCAGGCCGGCGCCCGTCCCAGGAACGGCCGTGATGGTGGTACCGGCGGTGATTCCGGAGCCTGAGAGCACATCTCCAGCTCGTACCGTGCCCTGGCTGATCGCTGTCACCGTCATCACGGTACCCGTAATCGAGGCCGTGAAACTCGCCTCGAGCACGGAGATGCATCCCGTGGTCATGCCTGTTGCATTCAGATTCAAGCCGCTGGAATCGATGCTCTGCACGCCGCTCGTAATAGTGATGCCGTTGTTGATCTTGATGATGGCGTTGGGCGGAAATGTAGCGACACAGTGAACTGACTGGGTACAGGCGTTCAACGCAGCCTGAAGTCCGGATGAGCTTTCTATGGTGCCCGTGATATCGACATTGTTCGCCAGCAACAACGCAGTAAACGCGTTTGCAGCGGAAACAGGAATCTGCGCGACCGCATAGTTCGCAAGCTGTGCTGGCGTGACGCCGCAGGTTCCTCCTGTGGTAATGCAGCTTCCCGCTTGATATTCCGGGATGATCTCCGTGCCCGTCTGAGTCTGAGCCGGCGGTAACGTCGAAAGCTTCTGCTGTGCCCACGCGGACAGAGGCAACAAGACGATCCACACGAACAGTTTCTTCATGGTATTTCAGTCCGGAGTGTCTGCCCCGTCTCCGTCTCTAGGAATAGTCCGGTCTCGGTTACGAGAGTGACGGAGGGCTGTGGGGGCGACGCTGTCGATATCTGCGGGATCTGTGTCGATCCCCGTGGCAAACCGACCAAGCACGTGATCATGCGCGTCGTGGGTGTCAGCAGCGATGCCGCGGTGACTGGATTCCCGGTCGTGTAGGTGAACACCGTGGCTGTGAACATCGTGATGCTGAAGAATCCGCAGGCATTGCGATCCGACAGTCCCTGGACTGCAATCTGATCGTCGTTGTTCAGCCCATGCGGTTGAGAGCAGGTTACGAAGATCGTCGTTGTGCCGTTGGAGGTAACCGAGAGCAGCAAGAGCGGCACGGCGAAGGCTTTTTGCACGGTGCCGTTGTAGGGCATCACCGCGTTCTGATCGAGGCCGGTTGGGATGCCGATGGGCTGATTCGAGTCCACTTCGGCGGTGATGAAGTTCTCAACGCGAGGCTGCCAGACAGGTGTTGGATCGGCAGGCAACTGGATTGCGCGAAGTTGGGCCTGTGGAACGTCCAAACATCGCCGACATACGCGCAGCCAGAGACACTGCAAGCTCGTGCCTCGCCAGTCACTCTGAAAAGAGGTGTCCGTAATCGAAAACCAGATGCCGCAACGATCACAAACAGATTGTGCAACGGGGGATTTGGCCGATGTCCTGCACCTGCCTGCTTTGGATGCGTAGGCCATTACGCTGCCTTTTTCCTCTTCAACCAGCCCAACTTCGCAGCTTCGGAAATGTTTCGTCTAGCTTCTTCTGTAATAGGGGAGCGAAGTTGAAACGGGGCATTCAGCCTGATTTCCCTTTCTTCCTCATAGGCGAACCTTTTTCCACCGGCCGTTTTGTGGCTACGGACGCCCTTGCATACCTGATTAATCGTAGTTCGGTGTATTCCGTAATATTCGGAAGCTACTGCTATGCTAGGGAATATTTTCCCATCATCTAGGCATACTACAGATCTAGACTTTACAGTTAGATGTGGCAAACAATCGGCCAGTCTCTTCTCCTTTTTTCTGCGTTCTCGTTCAATAGATGCCAATCTCATCTTTTCGATAGTTGAATCCTTGAAGGGGGCGAGCTTCTTTCCAGTCTTAGCCCTAATGGATGCCTCTATAACATGGCGAGGCATACCTGCTGCCTTTCGAGCTGTACTGATGCGCTCTCTTGCGTTAGCGTCATGACACCTCCCCGTACTCGACAGGGATAATTTTTTTCTCGTCTCCTCAGAAATTGGAGGTCTGTTTTTGAAACATTCAAAAAACTTAGCGCGCTCTTCTGGTGTCATTTTGGCATATCTAGCCTTTTGAGATTCTGATATGCGGCGCACAACCTCAGGAGAGGGATCAACAAGACCATCGCCCCCTCTAGTTAAATTGGTCAGATTTCCCCTGCCGTACATGGCAATGCGCTCTATTTCCATGGCCAGAGCATCCTGCGCTGATAGGTTGGATGCTATGATGCGCACATCAACCGTGAGTCCAATTGACGTGAGTTTAGACACCACGCCAGTGTGCCACCTGTTTCGTACACGCACCAAACTCCAGGCGCGCTTACCTTTCCCCTTGCCAACGTAGAAACAGACGTTCTTGTCAGGACGCCAGTGTTCGTATACGTAGAATACGTTCTCCTCTGTCACCGGAAATATCCTCCCACACTAGGAGAGACGTAAAAATTCGATTGCTCGATGTTTTGTCTGCTTGCGATCCCCCAAGCCTCATCCGCCATTGCTTTCAGTCCCACCGCTCTGTCAGGCGCCCAAATAGCAGCCAGTCGAGTTGCCAGACCGAATACATAAGATTCCAAAAAGTACGGGGGAATCTCGACGTTAGTTCCATTCTTAAATTCAGAATCCTGTGTTTGTCGCAGTCGATAGTAACTGAAGGAGGCTTGCTGTCCGTTAGGTACCAACCACAAGGTAACAGTGGGAGATAGCAGTCTGTTGAACCATGCTACGGTCGGGCTTCCCTGCTGATTCTTGTTGGGATAGCTCGCGTACTCCGTACGACTCACTGGAGTGACGATTCGGTCTATAGACTGTGCGCCATTGTTGATCGTGTAGTACATATCGAGCATCACGATCGTGTTGCAGGGGACGGGGTATGTCGGTTGCCCTTTAATAAGAGGAAAGCTGACCAAGTCAACCTGCCATAAGTTGACTCCATCCGCGCTCCAGCGCCCCATCAACATGTTGGTCGCCATGCGGGCGTCTTCCATGTGCTGTTGGGTGATTGCGGTACGGCGCACGCCGCACAACCCGAAAGCGTACAGAACTGCCTCTCCCATCGAGGGTGCGAAGGCGTAGGTACCTGATGTCTTCATGCTCACGTAGACACCCCCGGAGACACTGTCACATTCCCCTGCGTGAACCGCGTCACAGTCCCAGCGAGGTCTGTCAACAGCAGGTCATACACGCCAGCCCACCACGTGAAGGCGCCCGTCACTGCCGCAGGAATGTTGATAGTAATGATCCCCGTGGGTCCCCCGAGCGTGATGTTTGAACTGGCATCGTAAAGGATGGCCGTCGCGAGCGGATACGGGAGAATCTGCAATGTTGCCGTGTACCCCGTCAGATCAACCGGCAACACCTGCTGCCCCCCATTGGCGACGACTTGCGGCGACAGCCACGTGAACGCTTGGCTGTAGGTCGCCCACTGCTGGATGCACAAATCGAAGGCAAATGCCTCACACGAGGAGGAGCACGCGCAGTTCAATGGATCACCGTCTTGTTGGGGGGCAAGATGCTCAGAACCACCGGAATGTTGCTGATGAGGATACTCTCAACGATGGGGCACGGTAGCGGGCCGTGTCGATGCCCAAGGGATATTTGCAGGGTAACGGCCTCCCCTGGGAATACCAGCGTACCCACAGGGATTGATTGGGCGACAACGGTCAGTACGGGGGCGCCTGAGAAAACATACTGCAGGGTGATGGTCGGCGCGAATAGGGACTGCAACTGCGCGATCGCCACGTCCCGCAACTCGCCCACCACGAACGGCATGAATATGAGGATCTGGGGGCTGGCGAGAATCGCGGCGTCTCGCGTGCCGCCTTGGGGTCCCCAGAATTCGACGGGCCACAGAGAGATTGTGAATTGTGACGGCGGCAGCGGCAGCGGCGGTGCCAACGGCGACTGGCCGCCTGCGATATCGGGGAAAGTCTGCGCGGGCCAATCCTCGGGCAACCATGTCGAACGCAAAGCCGCCGAGAGCCATCGGTTTACATACGGCTGCGACGCGGGTGCCTGGGCGAGAATGGGGGCTGCCCTCGTGCCGGATTGAGCTCCCCACGTGTCCGGCGTCCAAAGCAGGATTTCCGGATGTCGGATCGCAGTCGGGATGGCCGTTGCGGGGGGTGGTATCCATGCCGCATACCGTGCGCCGGTCTGTGCCCGCCAATCCTCCCGAGGCCACGTCGACACCAGTAGCAGAAGCGTGTCGCCGTACCAGTTCGGCGAATAGACCGCGGGCAGTTGAGTCTGCGCGAGCCCCGAGGCAATGCCCGATTCCGATTGCGCGTACCACGATTCCTGCGGCCAACTGCCTCGCAAGGATCCGAGAGAGGCGGGTGGCGACGGATACGCCACTGGCGGATTGATCACTGCAGCGAGGAGGCTCGCGATTTGAGCGGCGCGCTGTGTCGCCCATAGCTCGGGTGGCCATGCCTGCCGGATCGCTGCCAACAGGGCCGGATTGGTCGCTGCAATAGCCGTCGGAGGCGTAAAGACAGCAGCCGTGAGCGCTCCGACGCCGCCGCCAATCAACACCTGACTTGGCCATGACTCTTGGGGCCACGTCGATCGAATCAACAGCGATCCCGACCCAACAGGATTGGGCGGGATATTGGCCGACGCCGTCGCATTCGGCGGAAGGTGAACGGCGGCCGGTTGCGGAGGCGGCGGGTTATACCAGTGCCCCACTGGCCTCTCCTAATGACCTAGCGAGCGTGGATTACGCGGTTTCTCTAAACACGAGGCCGCCGTTCCAGTTGCCGAGCGAGCCTGGTGCTGCCGGAAAATGGAGTCCCAGGCCCGAGGTGGCGCTCGCATTCAGCGTCAGAGTCTCAGGCGGTGTGGGCACCCAAAGATATCCATTCACGATCGAGAAGGCATCCGGGTAGATAATCGACTTCGCGCCGGCGCCCTCCGCCGATGCGTTGACACCCGAAGTGCCTGCCGCACCCGCCGCACCGCCCACGATTTGCGATGCGGGATCCAGAGTCCAGTTCTTCGATGGGGTCTGTGAGGTCAGGGTGGGAAACGCCGACACCTGAGTATTGAGTTGCACGCGCTGCTGAGCCGTGTTGTTCGAGCTCGACTGCGACGCCCACGCGCGCAAAAACTCAAGGGAGGTCGTCGCGCCGACATTCACGAACGCGAGGGTGACGGCTTGGTTGGCAAGAGTCAGGTTCGCTCCCGCCAGTGTGTAAACTCGTGCCATAAATCAACTCCAGAGCGTAACGCTCAAGTTTGAGAGTACTCGATAAAACAGGGCCTAAGCAAACGATCGTCCCGTCCATTGGCGCCAGCCATCGACGGTGAAAACGCGGATCTTGCCGTTACGTCTTTCAATCCGAGACGCCACGGCGCCAGTGCGCACACCATTGCGCAGCACGGAAAAAGCATACTCGCCAAACGGCCCCGGTTGCATGTCAGTGTCGAGACACCACACCGCTCCGGCCTCATCAAAGATGGTGAGCGCAGGCGGGCTCGAGACGTAATTCTCGGTGAGGTGAAACTGCTCCTTGGGAGGAAGCATGTAGTCGAAGGCATTCACATGCACACCTGTACGTTCATGCCGCCCTTTGAGGTCGGCGGTGAGGGTGGTGGTGCCGTCCTGGCCGGCGCCAGGATGAAGAACGCCGACTGCATCGCCGCGCTGGTATCGGGGGTCGCGGCCGTGAACACGATGCTGGCCCCGATCGCGGTGGCCGTGCTCTGGATCCACTCACCCAGCACAAAGGCGGCTGCGCCGCCGGGCGGATTGTCAGAATCCAGCAGCGTGAAGCTCGTGGGTGGGGTCCACGAGTTGGTGTTGGAGGTCGCGGTTTTGACGTGCGTGCCGTACCACGAGCAATAACACCCATCCACGCTCGGCGTACGACCCACGGTCGGGGATACGATATTCCCCGTCGTGTTGGTCACGCGATCCACCGGCGTACCGCCCGTGGCACTGGGGTCCACCCCGGATAAACACACCAACTTGGCACCGCAGGGCTGCCCGGTACCCCACGTCGCCGTCGGAATCGACTCGCTTCCCGTCACCACATTGAGGCGAAAGGCCCGCAGTTGCGGCGCGTTGGTATCAAAATCAATCGCCGTCCAGGGCGAGTTGATGCCGGACACCACCGCACTGCCGTTGGTGCCTGCAGAATCCTGATACGTGTAATAGATCAGTGTGTCGCCGGCCGCATAACTGCCGTTCGTGGTGGGCGTGACGGAACCGCTTCCGCGCGCAACGGTGCCGTGCCACTTGCGAACGATGGGCGCCGCATCCGCAAAGAACATCCCGAAAACGTAATAGGTCTCAGCCCCGGTCTCTTGCGTACCGGCCGTCGGCGTGATCGTGCCAGGAGCTGTGAGATGCGCAGACTGCCAGATAAAGGCATTGGTTGCGATGTCTCCGCCGTAGTTGACAAACGAACTGCCGAACTGGGTGAAGGAGACCGGCGAAGTACCCACGAGAGGCGTGTAAGAGGGTGAGCCGGTGTTATTGGTGGCATTGGCAACGAGCATGACCAACAGGCCATTGCCCGATCCGCAAGCCAGACTTCCCGGGTTGAGCGTGTTGGCGCCATTCGTGATGCTGTTTCTAATCGCTGCGTTGTGCGCGACCAGAACGCCCGATGGGGGCACGTTCTCTATTTCAAGAATACCTGCAACCGTAGCATCCCCGTTGCCACCGCTTTGGTTGAAGTACGGGCCGCTACCTGCCGTTGCCGAGGCAGTGGCAGCTTGCCCCAAGCCTTGGCTCCATGTGCAAGTAGTAGAGCCGTTGGTGAGTGTGGATGCCCTGCATTCCCCGGTGCTGAACCGAATGATGTAAGTGGCAGTCGTCCCAGCCCATGGCGATGAGAGCGTGGTCGAAGCTGCACTGATTGCAACAGAGCCCGTAAAAGTGATCGCGACCGGGGCGGGCAGCGACAGCGCGTTCTGGCAGATGAACGTCGCAAAGTTGTACGCACCCGATTGCGACAGGTAGTCGATCTGGGTGTAGGTCTGCCCCAGAGTGTCGGTGCAAGTAAATGTCTGGGCCGAGACGTCATAAGAACTGGCGCCGAAAGCAATGATGGCGTTGCCGGACACCGTGGCGGACGGTTCGCAAACCGGAATCGGGTTTACAAACGCACTGCCGGGTTGCGACTGGCTGAATGCGCTTTGTCGGATGTCCGCGGCCATCAGGTCCTCGAAAACCGGAGGTTATTGAGAAATGACTGCTGAGTTGGCCCGCTTCGGGTGTAGAGGGGGAATTTGTACAAGCTCGTTCGGGAATACGCCCATGTTCCATCGGAAGTCACGTTGACACTGACTGGAGTGCCCGCGCCTGTTCCGTTGAGGATCTGCCACGTGCTGCCGGGGCCTGAGCCGCCGGGACCCGTTCCCAATGTCAGATTCGAATTGACCCAGCTACCGGCAGGGATTCCCGTGCCCGTGATGTAACCGGAATTATCAAACGTTCCCGCGCCTCCAAACAATCCACCGCCTACCGCAGTCACGGAGCACGTGGAGCCGGCGCCTCCGGAGCCGTTCGAAATGCTGCCGGTGAAACTGTTGCGCGTCATGCCGAACACGCCCATGGGAATCTTGACTGTCACCCAGGTATTGGCAGCTACCGCGCCTTGCGCATAGGCGAGAGCATCAAACTGCGGAAGCTTGCCGAATACGTCCCCGGGCGGGACTCGGGAGACACTTCCCATTCCATCCAGCGGCCAGCCCGTATAGGCCGCGCCCGGATTGAAGTCGAACATCATGTACCCAGCCCAACCGGTTTCCAGCGTCCATTCCGGGACCTGGGGAGTATCAGTGCCGGGCTGTAATCCCTGGTTGACCGTGTACTCCCAACAAAACGGGCCGCCCTGCGGGTTACCGTTAGTCGAGTTGTAGAACGAGTTGGGCATCCCGAAAGAAACCTCTTCTCCGTGAGGAAGCGACTGCAGGCCGTGCCACAAGGTGTAGCCGTTGCGATAGCCCCACATCGTGATGTTGGTAGTCTGTGGCCCCTCGCCTGCTGCGTTCAGAGTAGAGACGTTGTAGTCATAGATGTCGTTTGGCCCGGTGTACAGGTCATTGTTCGAATTCGTCGCTGTCGTGTCGATGAACATACACACCGTGAAGGTGCGCGAGCTGAGCGTCTGAGGGATGTTGAGAGGATAAGTACCCGTACCTCCCGTCCCCGTCGTCGTGCCGTTCTGGTTGCCCCCGGTGTACCGGTCGCTGATCGTGGTCTCAGCGGTGACGCCTGCGTTGCCATCGAGGACGGTGCCCGGGAAGATCTTGCCACCGGTGTTGTCAGTGGTGACCGTCAGCCGTCCACCGATCCCACCCGGGCCCAGCGCGATCGAACCCACGAACGTCTGGGGCTGAACGTTAGTGGCCAGAAGGGTAAACGCACCCCCGTTCTTGGATCGGTAGACGTTGTAGCCCGTGCCTGTAGTTACCGGATCCCACTGAATGGCATTCGTGCTCGAGCTGGAACTGGGATGCCCGCTATCGAAGTTATTCGGGCCGCCCTGATTGATCCACCGTAAGTTCGCCGGCGCTGCTAACGTGCCACCTGTGCCGAATGTCGACGGCCTGGTCGGATTGAGTGCGCCGACCCCGATCTGCGCAAGATACGCGGCGAGATTGCTCGCCGTCACCGTCACGCCGTTCACCGCATAGTTTGCAGGGCCGGAACCGCCGCTGTTCGCGTTACAGGGCGGCCCGTTGTTGGCCCACTGGAAGAAGTGATGTGATGATCCGCAATACGTATCATTGGTCAGTACGTCCGGGATTCTTCCCGATCCGATCTGCGCCGGCAGTACGCTGTGCGGTGCATTCCTCAATCCTAACTCGTCTGTGCACGAGTCACACTGGAAGTCATATCCCAGCGCCTTGTAATTCTTAGTGACCACCGATCCGTTGAGCGTGTTCTGGCCGCAGAATGCCAAATCTCCTTGCGCGATGCGCGGCAATGCCTGCGTGGATGTGATATCGGAAGGGACATTCGGGTTGCAGGCATCGTAGTTACTGCAAGACCACTTGTTGGGCAGAAACGTTTCCAACATGGCCGGAACGCCCGGCATGCCGCTTTGCGAAGGATAGGTGAGATCAACGGCCAACATGCTCTTGGGCATCGCCGCGCGCAGATTGGCTGCAAACACCGCATTGGCGGTTTTAAAACTGGTGTCCGTCAGGCCCATATTGATCCAGCCAGCGGCCCCGAGTGACAACTCCTGAAACGGATTGAAGATATAGATGTGATGGCCGGCCGCTTCCAGTGCGGTGTAGATCGCGCTCATCACCGAGACCATCTCCGACAGCACATTGGCATTGTCGATGCGAAGATTGGGTCCGTAGGCGGGCGAGGTGCGCCATGAGACACCGCCATAGTTGTTGCCTCCAACCGGTCCATAGGTGGCATTGTTGTACCACCACAGCGGGATCATGTTTTTCGCATCCCCGGAGGAGACCGTGCCAAACGTGTTTCCCACGGAATTGCATTCGACCGAGACCGTATAAGGCCCGTGATTGAGCGCTGCGACGTTATTGAACAGCGTCGTCAGCAGCCCGATCCCCTGACTGTTCGCCCAGTCCCCTTGCGTGACGGGAAACAACAACTGCCAACTCACCACGACCTTGATGTGTTTGATCGGATGCGTCCCATCCGCCATGACAACGCTGTTGTCATTGTCCAGGCTGGTCATCTGCGTGAGCCAGTCGGCATTGGCTCCGGAGGCGGTGAACTGCGAGGCCCCGCCGATGTTGCCCACCGTGCCCCCAAAGCCGGACCCGTGGGGATTAAAGATGATCGTGCCACCGGAGGCCGCCTGCGTCGTCGCACTCGCAGGGCTAGAAAAAGCGCCCTGACCTCCCGCCCCATTGGCCGCCACCGCGTACGTGTACGACGTGCTCGGCGCCAATCCCGTGTCCGTAAAACTGTTGGCCCCCGCCGTGCCGACTGGCGAACCGCCGCGGTCGACCGTGTACGTGTTCGCCCCGCTCGTGGCATTCCAATCCAACCTGATCGAACTGGAACTCAACACCGTCGCCGTGAGCCCCGTCACCTGCGCGGGCGGCGTCGTCGCACTGACCGGTGCACTGGGCGCGCCCACCCCATTGGAATTGACCCCCTGCACCGTGTACAGATAGGTCGTGTTGGCCGACACCGTCGTGTCCGACAAGGCGGGGACTACTGGGGAGCTGATCAACACACCGCCGCGCAGCACGTTGTAGCTCGTGGCATTCGAGACGATCGCCCACGACAGATTCACCTGCGCGGCGCTCACCACGACCGCTATCAATCCCGTCACCGGGTTCGGTAGCGGCGGACCAGTGCCCTTCTGCCCCGGGAAGCTTGCCACGACGGCTTTCTTTCCTCTTCGATCTTCAGGATGCTGGCGTCAGTGAGTCGCGCCGAATCTCTTCACTACCCAGCACTTCGCCATTGGGTCCTACGTAGTTCACAATCACGTGTTCGGCCTGCAATTTGTTCTCCGTCATCGACTGCATTGCCTGCCGGCCCAGGTCCGTGTGAGCGCTGCTGTGCTTGGGATCATCGATCAGCGTGTGGGGATTCGCTGGCTTTGCGCCCTCGGCGATCACGCAGTTGCGGCCGTTGGGAGCCTTGTATACCTGTGTCATTGCTTAATACCTCATGGATTTAGTGGGTGTCATGTCAGTTAACTATTTTGTCAATATCCGTCGCAGTCGTAGTCAAACACGGCTTCAGGTCGTAGGAGGGGTGCCATCAATAGCCCAGCGGGCACCCCCACACTACTTTGTCGCCGCTGACAGTAGTGCCGCTGATCGTCAGTGTGGTCACGGTGGTAACAATGGCTGAGTGGGTGTAATCCGCAGCCGTCGTGTCATCATGGGCAAAACAGGCGTAACCGTTCGTGGGGCCGGTCGGAAGTGTTATCGTCACCGTGCAAGTTCCTGTTGTACCAGACACGTAAGAGCCGGCAGTCGCTCCGCCCAGAGTGGACGTATTGGAACATCCGGTAACGGTCGGCTTTGTTCCGGTGGATGCGACCGCATAGTTGATATCCAAAATGCCATTGGCATCGAACAGACCTCTCAAGATGCTTGCAGATGAAAACCCCAACTGGTTAGAGGCCGGTCTGTAGATGCCCGTGGTGGGGATGGTGCTTGCAGAGGATACGTTGACATAAGAGGCATTGAGCGCCTGTACGGTGACCACTCCGCCGCCGTTAAAGCTGACAGAGCCGCTCCCGAGCACCGAGAAAGTAGGATTATCCGTTGCATTGCCGACGGTAGTGGCCGTTTTGCCAATACTGGCCCAGTTCCCGGTCGTTCCTCCTACCGCAAGGGCCGCATCACCCTCTGATATGAAGTTGCCATCCGTCGTTGTGTTGGTCGCATATAACTGCCATGCGGGCAACGAGTATCCGGTTTGACGATACCAAGATAGAGCATCGCCATTCGCCCCCGATGGCATCGACACAGCTGAAGGATGGGTGAGCACCGAATGGTCCAATGCAGTACTGCCGAAATTGATCCCCGTGCGGAACGCCTGCCCGTTGTTGACGATGTCGAGGGCGGTAGTACACGAGGTCTGATTCGCTACGCCAGCGCCGCACCCTAAGCGATAGGCGTTGATCATGCTGATCTGATTAACGCTGAAAGGATCGGTGTTAACCGGGGTGTGTTGGTTTACAACGTCATTCTCTACACCGAAAATAACCGAACTAGTCCCGGCACCGGCGAGCGCCTCGGTCTGGATATACAGACCCCACATGTCGTGGGAGGTGCCCGTGTTGTCGTTGATGGACAGGATCGTTTCGTTGATCGAGCCAGTGGGAGCAGAGAAAGTGTTATCGCTCGTTCGGAGGCCAAACGTCGCATTGGCCTGACTACCCGAAACGCCCAACGTACAGACTGCCGCCCGATTGCAGTAGTTCGGCAGTTGCTCGTCCGTCCAGTTGGAACCGTTCTGCGAGGCTTGTCCCGCATATAGATTCTTGGTGGCCACGTTGTTGGCCAGAATCGCGCTCGTCGTGTTGAATTTGTTGAATCCGATGCTCATGATTCCAGCGGTAACATCCGCTGAAGCATTCTTCGTAACGACGATGGAAGGGCTACCGCTGATGTCCGTGACCGTAGCATTGAGGGGGAATGCGGTAGACTGATACAACAGTGCACCGACGTAGAAGCCAGAGCAGCCGGTCACGCACGTGAATGTATTGGAACCGTTCGTCGCAGTGATTGTTGCCGCTAACTGGTTCTGGTAGATCGGGTAAAGACTGGTGCCGACGTTGGATAGCACCGGCAGTCCTACTCCACCCGGAATCGCTGTCAATCCACTCGGCGCCGCCGTCGAGCCGCTGGAGTTGCCGAGGAGGGTGCCGGAGGCAATCGACGGTAACTGTGAAAGAGAACCTACGTTCGGCGTATAGGCATTCCCACTCTGACTATTCTGCGCGGACGCTGAGATCCACAGCAGGGACGCGCAGAGTAGTATTGCGCTGCGAAACAATTTACCGACTGGCCACATTGTATTGGATCACTGTGGCTTTGACTGACCCGGACCCGCTATTCAGCAACACGCGTACGAAGGTCGGCGCAAACAGGTAATTGGTCTGCACGTTGCCCGTGGCATTCACCGCATTCGCATCGTTGGTGTTGATCCACGTCGTGGAGGATGGTGATACTGGATCGGTAGGGCTGTTCGGGTCATCGTTTGTAGATTGCACCGTATAGTTCACCGTCCCGGTGGCGTTGCACTGAATGCCGACCGGGGGGCTGGCCCACTCGTCCAATCGCACCCACGGCGTGCTTCCGGTGCCACTGGTCCCGACAGTGACCGCCCCTGTAGCGGCGCCCGAGATCGTGATGGAAGACACCTTGGCGTAGTCGAGCAGCGATGTCGCGCTCGTGCCATTGCCGGTCACCGTTTCGGTCAGTACCGACCCGGTCGACGTGGTCCCCGTGATGGTGAACGAGTGCGTGTTGTCGGTCGTCGTGATCGTGATGCGCTGGGGATTGCCGATCACCGCGACACCGCCCGATACGAGCGAGCCGTTCAGCGTCAGCGCCCCTGCGGCACCCGGTGTCTGAGACAACGCGATATTATTCGCGCTGGCGGCGGTCAGCGGCCCTACGCTCGCAGTGATCGGTCTCATCTAGTTTCGTCCTCGGCCAAAAACAGAACGGGGCGCCAGGCCCCGTTCGACTGCCCGAAGTGGGCTACGGACTAACGCGGCAACGTCTCAACCTTTTTCCCCGACTCCCTGCTCCATCAGCTTGCGGCCCGGCGCGTCCTTACCTGACTTCGCGCTGGTGAAAGGGTTCGAATCCGACGCGCGGCCACCACTCTTGCGCGGCTTGCGACCCGCATGCATCTTTTCCTTGTGGCCCTCGATATGACCGACCTCGGTCTTGCCACCGTGCTTGCGTTTGGCACGGCCGCCCTTCTTCATCTCCTCGGCCTCTTCGTCGATCTTCTTCGCGTTCGTGCGCGCCTCGGGCTTGTCCTTCACGTCCTCTTCGGCCGTATTTTCGCCCCCCGTCGCTCGTGATCGTCGTCCGCCTTTCATGTCTGAGTCTCCAGCCTTTAGGAGGCCAAATTTATTCCCTGGGTATAGTCGACCGTCAGCGTGCCGACGCCCGAGCCTGTGTTGGTGGACAACACCACAATCTGCACGTCCTGCGTGCCCACGTTGTCCCAATTGCCGATCTGGGTCGCGCCGGCGCCCGGCACGATGGTCACTTGGCCCAACGCGCCGGAGGTCACGACCGCATTGGCGGCTGTCAGGGCGGTCGCGGAGGCCCCGGTACCGATTCCCAGGGTCGTCGCTCCGCCCGTCCAGGCAGTCGTGACCATGAGTTTGATGGCCCTGATCTGGCTCTGCGCCGGAATCACAATCGGACAGGCAAACTGGCCGGCGACGCCGTCATTGGTCGCCTGCGTGATCACGCAGGACTGGGTCATGGCGACATAGCCCTGATTGCAGGTGCCAATCGTGCCGCCGATGCCCGCGAGGTTGCCCGTGCCATCTGAGGCGAGCACGCTCCCTACGATCAGGGGGCCCTGCGTCTCCGTACCGGGAAGCGCCGGGCTGCCGTTGGGCTGCGTGAGCATGCCCGGTTGAATGTCGGGAAGTGTTTGTCCGCTGGTGGGGAAGATGTACTGGGTCATGGGAGGGCCTCACTCACGAAGTCGGGAAGGTTCCCCACGCCGATCTCCAATTAAAGTACGAATAGCTCCACCTCGAATATCCCTTCACGAGCAAATTATCCGTCACGAAGTCAACCTGCATATCCGTCTCAAACGGGATGCGATCCATGAAGGCGAGTCCCGGAATGTTGGTGAGTCCAAACCACGCGAACTGCGAGGTGAGGAAATCCATCACCATGTAGCCTTCGGGGATGCCGCCGGCCGTAGACATGATCGCGTTGACGTCGTTGTCCGCCGTTCCCGGACGTAACTCGGTCTTCGTGAGACGGATCGCAACCGGCTCCAGCTGCGGCGGCACCATGAGCTTGCGGAAGCGCGCGAACATCTTCAAGCCGGCCTGATCTTTGAAGTTCGTCCGGACGGCCACCATCGCATTCAGCAATGTCGCTTCGTTCAGATCCACCTGCGTGGTAGGCGTGTTGGCAATGACATTGCCATCGATCGGATGGGATGCGGAAAAGAGCGCTACACCGTCACCACCCACAGAGGAGTTGTAGGTGGTCCCCGTGTTGAGCACGTTCGCGGCGTAGATCTCCTGGAATTGGTGAAATGACTCCATCAACCCCAGGTTCGACGGGTGGAACTGCGTCTTGTACAGGTTGTCATCGATGGCCTTGCGCGTGATCGCGTAGCCTAAGCCGATCTCGATGTGCTCCTGGTTATAGACGTAGCGCTCACCGGCGCTGTTGTCGAAGCCGGTCTGGCCGCCTTCGGTCTTCAGCTGCGCGAGCCCCAGGTAGCGCATCTCAGCCGTGCGCTCGAGCGCCATCTTGGAGGTGTATTTAGTAAATACCTTGTCATGCTGGCTTGCTATGGATTCGTACTTGCCAGTGACACCCCGGAGACCTGGCAACAACAGGTCCTTAATGGCCGAGAGATTAATCGCCATCTACATTCTCCGCGGGCTTCACATGTGCCCAGCTCTTGCCAGTCCGAATACGCCAAATGTGTTCTGGCCGAATTCCATACTTCTCTGCGAGGATCTTCGGCTTGACATGCGGAGATGACTTTATCTCTCGCGCTTGCTGCTCAGTTAGCTTTGAGGTCCCGATCTGATTTCCGCGAACATCTCTGCGTTTCCGCGTATCTCGATCTGTCATGTTTTCGCGATGCGTGCCCGCCCGAAGATGCGCAGGATTCACGCACAGCGGCGTATCGCACGCATGAAGGACATGCAGCCCTTCGGGGATTGATCCCTTGAAGACTTCGTAACTGCACCGGTGCGCGTGGCGATTCTTCGTGCCAACGTAAAAGACACCGTATCCTTTACCGTTGGTGGGACCGGTCCACAACCAACAGCCGGTGTCAGACATGCGGCATTTATTGAAAATGCGTGCGCGCTGTAGATCACTGTCCGACACACGCTCAAACGGCACGTACTCAGTCATATCGATGTCGAATGACTTACCCATGTGCGGCTTCTTCAACAGTGTTGAGAGCCTTATACATATCAGGTATTGACAGCCGTCAGCTGGCGGGTTTCGATGTTATTATACGACACGACCGCGAGGTTGTACGCGCCTGCCTGCGTGCCATTCGCCCCCGGCGGGTCCAACACCAATTCCTGGAACGTGAAGGGATACGCGGCTGTCGTCACGCCCGTGTGAAGTAGGTATGCCCCAGAGAGCCCGTTGGCCGCGGTTCCAGTGCCGATGTTGAAATCGAAGTTGGCGCCGACGTCCGCCTGCGTTACGCCCGTCGCGTCGCTCTGCACGACGAACTGCGCGTTGGGATCGTTGATGACGTAGGCTTCGATGGTGGACTGGTTGCCGCTCGTGACGGGACTGCCACCGGGCCAGTAGTTGGACCACTCGGTCTTCTTGGTCACCGTGGAGAGGTATTTGCAGCCCTGGAAGATGCCGGCCATGGTGACCGTGCTGCCGCCCGCCGCGCCCGCGGCTTGCTTGATCGTGCCGTCGCCTGTGCCTGCGCGGACGACGGGGTCGCCGTTGTAGATGACGGTCGCGTTGTAGTCGATACCGCCATTGCGGAACGCGACCTGCTCGAAGGATGGAGTCGTGCCGCGGCCGCGATATTGCCTAAATCCAAACGGACTATTGGAATTTGCCAAAGCAGTAGCTCCAAGTGGAGGTCTGCCATGGCTGCCGGAGCTAGGAGGGACCTAAAATAAAACTCAAACTACGCCGGGTAGCTCGCAGGAATTTATGCACATCATTCTGTAGAAGTCAAGCGACCGAGCCTAGTCATGTCCAATGGAGACGTGAGTATTCTTTCAATGGACCAACCTCTGCGATAACGAGCATCGAGAGATTTCTGAGAAATTCCGACCTTTTCAGCCCACTCCGAGAGAGTGAGAGTGAGTCCATTGAATGTCCATCTTATTGTATTGCGTCTATTTCTGGCTTGGTCAATAGGTGTACGCCAAGCGCAATTTTCTTTGCAATAAGAACCGTCATTGTCTAATCGATCCAAAGTTAGATCAGCTGTCGGCTCACCCATATCTACGAGAAAATTTTCGAAGCTGTCCAACCATCGATTACATACGGTAATCCCTCGACCGCCATAATTTTTATAAGAGGGCATCTTAGAATTCGAGCATCTTTTTATCATCCCATTCCATATTCTATATGCCCGAGTTGTTTTCTTTCTGCGTGCATTGCCATGCTTCAGGCTTCTTTTTTCGGTTATTTCCGCCTGTAGGCAACCACAGCTTTCAGTCTTCCCGGACAAAAGATTGTATTGGTTTACCCATTGAACTGTTCCGCAATCACATTGACATACCCTGAAAGGGTGCTTCTTTCCGCACGGGAAGGGACGAAACTCGACTAATTCCAGTGCGGTCCAACGTCCGAAGCGAGCGCCTGGTGTGATAGCATTTATGGCAGACATCGCGATCTCCTTACAGATCGTTGTGTTTAGGATGGCGCCAGTGCTAGTAACACTGCGCCATCCGATTATAACATCAACTCAGGGATTGAGTGTGGCGGTGAGCGTACCGGCGCTGGCCGGATCGGCTGCCGCGATCACGATAGACACATCGTTCGATGGGTCACCCTGAAAGCCGTCATTGGTGATAGTGATCGCCTCGTAAACATCACTGCCGGTGAGCGGGCTGCTATCGGTGAAATTCACCGTCGCGGCCGAGGGGGCAAGCTTGCTGATCTCCGTGCCGTTTCTCGTCAGACTGGCGAAGTTGATATCGGTGAGTGCGAGCGCCGCACCGCTCTTGCGGGTGGCAGGGAAGGTGTACGTACCGGTAACCGTGGACATGACTTTATTTCCTCGTGTGACGTTGATGCGGGTCAGGCACAAATGGCCGGCCCGGGCTGATGTGTGATGGTGCTTTGGCCTGTGGCACCAGAACCAAGCGAGACGCTTTTTCATGGAGTTCGCAGGTTACTCTGGAATTGGCATGTTCTCGAAACTCTTCTTCACCTTCACGAGCGGCTGGTCCTTATTTGACCGTTCGAAGGTCCCGTTGGGCGCGCCTCCCAACTGCTCCTCCTTACCGCGCACCTGAGCGCGCGCAATGCGCAGGTCGCGTGCCTTCGCCTCCTGGGTAATCTCGAGCGGACGCTCCATCAGGACCATCCCTTCGCGCTCGATGGTCTCGCCCTGGTAGTTGATCGGCATCAGGTGCGGATGACGGGAGCGGGGCACCGCTTCCCAGCCCTTGTGCGCCATCGCAACCTGATAGGACGGATTCTCCTTGCCCAACACGGTGAAGGTCTTCCACTCGTAGCCCCAGCCATCCGGAATTATCCTGGGATCGATAAAGAACTTGTCGACACCGTCGTCATCGGAGGAGGCCTGCTCGCGCAATTCCAACGCGCGGCGCGCGGCGCGGGCCCGTGGGTCTTCCTCGCGCGGCTTCGGCTGGGGAGCGGGTGGTTGGGCGGCACTCAGGCCGGCGGCGACTGCGGCGGCAACGCCGGTTTTCGGATCATTAAATCTTTCTTCAACGCGCCTCAAGCCCTCGGTGACCGCGGCGGCTGTCTTCGAATTATCAACACTCACGATAGTTTCCCCTCTTTTCTCAGTGCCACCATGTTGCGGGCGTATTCGATTTCGGCCTTCTTCGGATCCAGATCGGGAAATGAAAAGTGCGCCTGATCCGCTTGCTCAGGCGTCAGTGTTACCACGCCGGGACGATTGCCGTGCGCGCCATTTCTGCGGCTGACAGGTGCGGCGGCGGGCGCGGCTCGACCGCCGACGGCTTGCGCGGCATCCGCCGTTGCATCGGGCTCGGGATCGACTTTCGCAACCGCTGGCGCCGTCAGATCCAGTGTTTTCTCGACCGAGGCGAAGTACTCAGCGGTGTCGGCCTTGTGCCCGCGGGCCAGTGCGAGCTCGTGAGCGGCGATCATCTGGCGATTCTTGTGCGGATCGCGCACGAATTCAGGATGGGCGCGGACCCAGGTTGCCGAGGCGGGCGATAGTGCCGAGGCGAATTGCTCCACCGGATCGGCAGCGACGCGCGGGGTCGGTTTCGGGGCCGCTTCGAGCGCCTTTTTGCCGGCTTCGAGCTGGGTCAGCTTCGCGGAGTTGTCCGACATCTGCCGATGGGCCTTGGCGGCGGCTTTCCAGTCCTGCGCGGCCATCGCATCGGCGTATTGACCTTCCAACGTGTCACTGGACTCGGTCAAGCGCTCGATTGCGCCCTTGACGAGGTCGAGTTGCGAGGTTTGAACCTCGCCACGGGCCGCTGCCTCGCCGCGAGAGGCATCGTTCGCCCGTTGTTCCGCCGCCAGTCGGCCTGAGCGCTCGTCCTCGAGCTGCTTTTTGAGCTTTTCGAGCCCTTCTTCCGGTGAAACGGCCGTTTTGTCGGCCTTTTGAGGCTGCATATCGTCATTGACGACATCAATGTCCGGTGCGGCCGTGTTGGAATCGTCCTCAGCGGCTGCATTCGCGCCGTTAGCGGTCTTTTTGGCAGCTTCCGCAGCCGCTTTGGCGTCTGCCGCCTCCAAATCGATTGCAATTTCGTCTGTGGGTGTTGACATTATTTTAGTTCCGGTATCAGTCGGTCGCGAACGATGCCTGTAAAGTCAGAGATCCCGAGTTTGTAATGGTCCTTGTACGCCTGAAGCTGGCGCAAATACTGTGCATCTGACATTTCGTCCTCATTGTCGAATTCGTCGGGATGCATCGGCGCGCCTTCGCCCTTTAAGTGCGCCAAGCCAATCACCACACGCTCCCCGGATGAGGGATTTTCGCTCGAATATCTTTGTCTTTGACCAGCCGGCAGGGCACGAAATCCTTTTTCGACAGCGTGTCGGACTTCATGTTGACATCGAGCGCCCAGGTGTCGGAAGGACGGACCACCACCCAGTCGTGCAGTGAGATCGGAATCCCCGTCACGATGTTGGTATACGGGTCCGCGCGATCAAACTGGCAGTGCTCACCGATTTTGACCACCAATCCCACCTTTCCCTGGTAGATGTCCTCCTTCAGCGTCTGCGCAACCTGGATGATGCCGCCAGAAGTCGTCTCGGGCCGCTGATAGATGGCGAGCAGGATTTCGTTCTGCGCAATCTCGAACTCGGACACATCGCCGATTTTAGCCAGAATGTCGCGTTTGAGTTGGGCGGCCGGGTCGTTCTGTTTGCTTTTGAGCACTGCGGACATAGAGATACGTCACCGTTGGTTTAAGGTAGTGTTGATTTGGTCGCAGAAGCCTTCATGCACCTGTTTGAGGCCTTGGAACTCGCCCACGTAACGGCGGTAGTCGGCATAGTCCTTGATGGCCTGACCGTCACACAGAATATCGGCAATATCGGCCATACGGGCGCTGACCAGCTTTTTCAGCTCGAATTCGAACTGGGTGTTGAGGTTGGGCATTACATCTATCCGGTTGGAGCGCGCTTATCCAATTCCTCGCGGATAATCTCTCGAATGCGAGTCTCGGCGGGGCAATAATGCAGGATGCCAGATGCTGCAATTACAACTTGTTGGCCGCAAAGTACGCACTGCCATCCATAAGTCGGCGGCAGATTGAGCGTGGTTATATCAACCATACGCCTTGGCCTTCTCCAGCCGCCCCAACCCGCCGCCAGCACCCGAATCGATCGGATAGGTCGTTCGACCCCCCGACTTGCGCGCCATCATGGGCGGCGGCCCTCCCGCAGGCGGGCCCATCGGCGCGGGCGGCGGCGCACCCTGATGCAGCCCGACCGGTCCGCCTGGAGGTGGCATGGCTCCCGGCGGCGGCATCGGCGGGCCGCCCATACCGCCCGGTTGCGTGATGATGATGTTGACGTTGGTCTTGCCCTTGGTGCGACCGCCGCCCTTGCGTGCGAGGCGGCCGGCGACGGGGCGCGTGCCGCCGTAAATGGCGCCACCGTCCTTTCGCTCCACGCGCCCGCCACCGCACTTCGCGCACTCGCAGCCGGAGGCGTGCACCTTGCCGCCTTCTTTGCGGCCGATGGTCGTGGGAGGCATCGAGGGGCTGCCGGTGGCCTGCATGAGGGGGCCGCCGCCCAGTTTGCCGGCGCGACCCCCGCGCTTCATGCCGCCGACATGCTTGATGCCGTCGCGCTCCTCGTTGGCTTCCTTGACGTCGCGATTGATGTACGAGTCGGCCGTCAGGGTTCGGCCACCCGAGGCGCGGGGTTTGCGATCGGCCCGGGCAATTGCCTTCGCTCCCTCGACCTGTCCGCCGCGCCGGAACTGGCGGCGCGAGATCGGGCGCGGGCCGGTTTGCACTCCGGCGTCCATGGGTCCCTCTGGAGAGTATCCGCTGGCGTCGACCCGAGCATGAGGGTCGGATTTCATCAGCCGCTCGACTTTCGATTTCGCGGCGCTGCGGGCTGCTTCTGATGCTGTGCTCATGACTGTCCCTCGATTACCACGGCGGGTTACTGCCGACACGTGTACCACAACACTCGACGTACCATTCGGACGGTTTCAATCTACGGTCTACACTGACCCGATTGGCGAGAGAATCTCGCAGAGCGGATTTCAACTCAGATATGGCTGCCGGCGTCCACCTGTCTGAAACGTGCACATCTGAAGATACGTGCTTGGCCTCTTCGCCAATTTGATAGAGAGCTTCCTCAATAGACACGACGCAACAGTCAGAGGGTACCGATAGCGGTTTGTACTGGACTGCCGGACTCGTGCCCGGCTCTCCCGAAATTTTCTCGCCGTTCTCGCAATCCGGCACGGTAACAAGTGGACCAATGCGCCCCTCTAACTTCTCGCCGTCTTCAAACATCGCCAACTCGACCGGAACCCGCTTTGTCAGCGACAGTTTCATTGCGAACTCGTTGGCCCGCTCGGATTCGTTCAACGGGAACTCGCCCGGAGGTCCGACCGGCTCCCACTGTCCATCACACCAACGCAACACGCGGAGATTTACGAGAGAACTCGTCGGATCGGTCCAGCGAATTATTTTGACTCTCATTGCGTGATGCCTCGATCCACATCCTGGATGATCTTGTGCGCCTTGTGACCCGCATCACCCACGTCGACCGGCTTGCCGCTCATCGGATGAGTAGGCGCCCGAATCACATCGGATGCCAACTTAATTGCCGCTTCACGCTCTTTTGCCACGCGGTCTTGGTCGCGGTTCTGATCCTCGGCCGCCGCCACCCGCTCGTGCACCGTGGCCTCGCGCGCGCGGGTATGCGCATCGAGTAGTTTGGCTTGCGCGGTGGCCTTATCCACGGGCGTATCGACTTGTTGAGATCCGGCCAATCCTGCCGATTCCTGCTTTGGAGTGAAGTGACCGACCGCGATCTTGGTCTCGGTCTCTTTGTTGGCGGCCTGCGCCTCGATGAGATCAGCGGTGGCGCGCTTATCATCGGCGGCTGCCTTCGTGGCCTCGTTCTTCATCTGCGCCTGCGCCTGCTGAAGTTGTGGCGGCGGGGCGGCGCGGGCCGCGGGCGGCACGAAGAACTCTTCCGGGTTCGGCCATCCCATCGCGTTCAGCGCCGCAGTATCGCACTTGATCGGGTCGTACAGATTCGGACTGGCTTGCTGGAGTTGCTTTAGCCCCATCACTTTCATCATGCGCTGGCCGGAAGACGACGTGTTGGGATCGGCTTGGGGCACGAGGTCGCAGTTGTTGAGCGCGGCTAAGAATTTCTCTTTGTCCCACTGGGTTTTCGACTTGCAGCCGCGGCACCAGAATGTTTCCGGGTTCTCTCGGAACTCGCGCTTCAACAGTTGGAATTCTTCCGCCTGCGCGGCATGCATGCGCTTGTGCACGGCGTTCATGACCTTGATCGCCTGATCGATCATGGCCATCACGGTGCCCACCGGGACGTCCGCCCTGCCCTCACCCACCTGCACTTCCGCGGTGCCGCCGATGCGCCGGCCGGTCTCGGCCATGTCCTGCACGAGGGCCATCAAGGCCGGCATCTGCTGCGTGCTGTAGGGCAGCGGCATCGCGAAATCGCGAATCGGGATGCCGCCGGTCTTGATCGGAACACCGGCGCCCGGGGCTACTCGGAAAATGTTGGTGTTTTGGCGTTGTCCCGAATCGCCATGGAGGAATCCAGGGAAGTTGGCAAACATGCCGTTGTCCAACATCTCGCGCCAGGCGGCCGTGATGGCGTTGGTCGAGTTGCCCAGGATGTGCAGCAGGCCGATGCCGTAGAACCCCAGTCCCGGTACGAATGGGAATTTCACGAAGCGCTGCCGGGCGACGGGGAGCGCCTGGGTGTCCTGCTCGAATCGCCTGACAATCGACAAGGCCTGTCGGGAGGAGACATCGATCGTCACCACGTAGGGGATGGCAAGCCCGGTCAGCTTGCCCTTGTGTTTGTGCTCGAAGCCGGCGATATCCAACTCGCAGCAGCATTCATACAACTCGCGCTCGCGGTCGGCGGGGCGCCGCATGCCGTTATCCGACAGGCCTTGCTGGGCTTTTTCTTCCGCTTGCAGCGCATCCGATTGGGGCGTCACCGCATCGCCGAGCTCGACATCCCGATACGCCCCCAGGATCTGCATGCGCTTCAACGTCGAGGGCCGCATCATGACCCGATGGGTGACGCGCTGAGCGTTGGCCAAGTCGGTGGCCGTCATGTTGACAATCAGGTCATCCGCGTCGATCGACTCGGACACCGGGCGGTTACGCAGCGGACACGTGTAGACTTTTTTGAACCCGTCGCCGCCAAACCCCGTCATGAACAGCATGCGGTCGGTGTCGGGGTAGTACTCGGTGGCGACGGCGGTCAGGTAGTGATTGAAGTCCTGCTCGAGCGCGGTGGCCAGCTGGTCGGTGGTGAGGTCCGGTGCGGTGGCATCGTTGCGGATCTTCACCGGTCCATCGGTTGGCAGCAGTTCCGAGCGGGCGTTCGCCTGGAAGCGCAGCACCGCCTCGAGCAGCAGTGGGTGGCGGACCTTGCTCATGCCCTCCACGGGTGCGCCGTCCGCCCCGCCGGCCACATTGGGAATCTCGATCTTCAGCCCCAGCAGCTTCACGCCGAGGGCGCGGTCCTCGATCCACTCCGAACGCGATTGCAGATCATCGGCAATGCCCTGCAGCAGGTCCTCGGTGAGGCGGGACAGCTCATCGTCGGGGATCTTCTCGGCCAGATTCCCGAACCACTCGGTGGGCCCGTCGTTGGCCGGATTCACGTTGCCCAAGGGCTTACCGTCGAGCGAGACCGTGATCGCCCCATCGCCGTGGGTGATTCTGAGGATGTTGCCGCTGTCGTCGATGTCGGGGCTGTCGGCCTGATCGTCCTGCAGGTCGACGATGACTTTGGCCGCCCCTGGCAACTCGGGGTCGGGCTTGCCCACGATCCGCAGGTTGGCGTTGTGCATGCCGGCGAGGCCGCTCACAGGCGTCGCTCCAGCGCATCAAGCCTATGAATCCACAACACGCGAGAGATGCCCTCTTGGACTCGCGCGCGCGCTCGGCGGATGTGCCGCCGAATACAGCGCCGATCCACCCATGCCATATCGGCGTTCACGGAGTAATGAGCGATGGAAGCAGGGGGGACGCCCAACTCGACAATGGTCGTCCAAGGAATGCGTGTGACGCTCATGGAGGCAACACCAGATGCGGCCAATCGCATGCGCCGTCGGTCATCGTGTGGCCGGGTTCGTCAGATTCGTGGAGTCGGGATTCGACAATAATTACTTTGCCGGTGGCCGAAATTCTGGCGCCCATGCAGCGAGCCCACCACTCATCCTGCTCGGCGCGGGATTTCTGAGCAGGTTCGTCGATCAGGATCACGCAATCCTCGCCTTCGGAGCCACCGTCACAACGCCCGGCACGGGGCGCCCGAATTCCGCCACGAACAGCTCCATGCCCTTCAAGGCCGCGGAGTCATCCGAATCGGCCGCGATCGGGTAGACGCGCCGGTGCGCATGCGGGAATTCCCCGGTCACCGTCACCTGAAAGACGTAGGGACGCTGGGCCCGGGAGACCAATCTCACCGTGGCTTTGCAGCGGGGGGTGGCGTTCTCGAGGGTGAGGGTCACACGGGCTATTGTTCCATTGGCGGTCCAAATTAGCCATGGATGCTACGATTTGTCTCACCTTTGAGCAAATAACAAGGTTCCATGCTCGAATTACCGCCGAACTTTGACCGCGAGGCCCAACTTTTGGACCTGGATCGGGCCGATTGCGAGGAGTCGCTCTACACGTTCCTCAAATCGGCATGGCGCTATATCGATCCGGCGCAGTGGAAGGATGCCTGGGCCGTCGATGCCATCTGCGAACACTTGCAAGCCGTCGTCGACGGACAGATCAAGCGACTCATCATCAACTGCCCGCCGAGGATTGGGAAAAGCAACACCGTCTCCGTCGCTTTCCCCGCCTGGACCTGGGCGCAACCTAACTCAACACCCACCTGTGGCGCAGGCGTTCCGTTCCTGTATGCCTCCTATGCCGACAAGTTGAGCCTGCGCGACTCGGTCAAATGCCGCCGACTGATTGAATCGCCCTGGTATCAGGCACGCTGGGGCACACGATTCCAACTGACGACCGATCAGAATACGAAATCGCGCTTCACCAACGACAAAGGCGGCGACCGGCTCATCACCAGCATCGGGGCCGGTGTGACCGGTGAAGGCGGCAACATCATCTGTATCGACGACCCGAACGCGGCCAACGATGTGGAGAGCGAGGCCACGACCGAAGCTACGATCAGCTGGTGGACCACGGCCATGCCGACGCGGCTGAATGATCCGGAGTTGGGCGCGTTCATCATCATTCAGCAGCGCTTGGGCGAAGATGACCTGACCGGACACATCCTGGAGCACGAAGCGGACGGCTGGTCACATCTGTGTCTGCCGGGCCGGTACGAGCCGGAACGCTCCTTTCACACCGTCATCGGCTGGACAGACCCGCGCACGGAACCTAACGAGTTGCTGTGGCCGGAGCGCTTCAGCGAGGAGTATCTCAAGCGGCTCGAAAAGAGCATGGGACCGTACACCTTCGCCGGCCAGATCCAGCAGCGTCCCGAGCCCAAGGGTGGTGGAATTGTCAAACGGGAGTGGTGGAAGCTCTGGGAGCACGACTCCTACCCGCCGATGGACTTTGTGCTGGCTACATTGGATGGCGCCTACACGGAAGACCGGATGAACGATCCGAGTGGGATGATCATCTGGGGCATCTTCTCGGGCGACGTGAAAGCAGCGACCACGCGCATCATCGACGCCGATGGCACGCCGCACCGCATGAATTCAACCTACTCCGAATTCGCCCCGCACGTCATGTGCATGTACGCCTGGACGGCGCGACTCGAACTGCATGAGTTGGTGGAGAAGGTCGCCGACACCTGCATCAAGATGAAGGTGGACCTGCTCCTCATCGAGAACAAGGCTTCCGGGCACAGTGTCAGTCAAGAGATCCGGCGACTGTACTGGCGCGAGCGGTTCGGCGTCGAATTGTTCGACCCGAAGAGCCAGGACAAGGCCGCCCGCCTCTATAGCGTCCAACACCTATTTGCCGAAGGCATCATCTATGGACCGGACCGGCCGTGGATGGAGGGGGTCATCGCCCAGGTGGGGGCCTTCCCCAAGGCTCGCCACGACGAGTACGTTGACTTGACCTCGATGGGCCTGCGCAAGCTGCGCGACATGGGGCTGTTGGTCAGGCAGCCGGAACGAGAGAGTGAGCTACAGGAGGCAAAGGTTTACCCACGAGGTCAAGACGCACCCTTGTATCCGGTCTAGCGCCAACGCAACCACCTGCACGCCCATATACACGTCGCCACGTCGAGCAGCCACGACAGCAGATCGAATGCGGCGTCAACACCCACGACGAAGCCATGCCTCCAACTCCTTCGATTGTTGTTTGCTCAGGGTACGCCACATCGGCCGGCGCCCCTTCTCCCATAGCCACAGCATGGGTGCGATCACGATAAAGAAAAACAGCGCCACCGCCGTATCGACCAGTTCACCGATGAAGGATACGACCGTCCTAATCAGTCGCACCAACAGCGAGTACGCTATCAGCAGTCCGACCAAAGAGGACGCCAGGACGAATAGTTGCCACAGCATGTGAATCATGGGTTGGCTGTGCGGCCGCACAGAACACATGGGCCGCGAGCCACATCGGATACCGTCGTCGCCGTCACCCTGAAGTTCGGACTCATCGTCGTGACATCGCGGGTGATCGTCAACACACCTTTCTGGTCGGACGGCCCGAGGGCGGCATTGAGCCCACAATCGCAAAGTTCATCGCGGAACGGCGCGGCCCGCAGAAAGCCCGCGCATCGGCCTACCCCTTCCATGTCGCCCTCGGGATGCCGGCCCAACTTCTTCAGGGCTGCGCATAGCTGCTCGATAACCTCGAGAGCGTCTTGATCTAGGTTGGTTTCTTCACAGTCGGCAATCGTGCCTTTCAGGCGTTCGATTACATCGGCCACATTATTTGCCATGCGACACCCATGAGGTTTTATATTCGACCTGCGTGTAGACCGGCGCAGACTTCTTGCGCGGCATGCGATGTAGCGTGATGGTCTGCGGCGCCGGGCCGCTCCAGCCGTAAATGCAATGGCCGTGCTCCCAGCGCAGGAAATGCACGTATTCGCCGCGGCGGCGGAGTTTGCGGGCACGGGCGGCATGCACCTCCCGCGTGCGGCGAAACTTCGGTTGCTTCAGCAGGTCCATGATCGGGGTGTCAAACTTGAACGGCTGACTGTTGATGCAATCGATCAGTGCCTTGGTAAAGGCCGGGTCGCGCAACTGGTGGGCTGTTAGTAATGGCATTATCGCTTCCCGTTGGGAGTGAGTGCCCGTTCGAGCCACTCCAGAAAATCCCACGTCAAGATGAGCGGCAACACCAGAATGTACACCCAGAAAAAATATCTGTTGAATCGACCGCCGCAGCGTGAGCGGTTTGAATTCCAGACTTCGACGATGATCATCGATCGTATCCCAACACAGGCTCGCCCTCTCTGCTCGACGGCCACCACTGCACATCGTCATCCTCGATCGCGTAGTAGGTTGGAATGCCTTCAATGTCAGGACCCTTGTCGCGAATGCGTTTCATGTCGGCCGCAGTCACCTCCATCATCACGAAAAGAATTCCCTTCAGGCTCCATGTGACGACGAGCGGACGTTCGGCGATGACGCTCACGGCCACAACCCCAACCCCTTCAGCCTGCGCACCGCCGCCGCCACACTGCGCCGCTCCCACGACTTCTCGCCCGCCGACAACTGCTTGCCCTGATTCAGCAGCACCGCCGCGCGCGTGTAATTGCCTTCAGCATCCGCCAGCGCCGTCACCAGATGCGGACGCACGCTTTTCGCAAACTCGTCCGCGCGGGCCGTCTGAGCCTCTCCTGCCGCTGCGTACTGCTGCGCACTGATCACACGCCCCCGCGAGCCCAACTTCACGCCTCGCGCCTTTGCCGCAGCCAACCCCGCCTTCGTGCGCGTCGAAATCATCTGCCGCTCTTTCTCGGCCAGGGCGGCGAACAGATGCAATACGAACGGGTCGGCCTGCCGACCCAACTCTGTCACGATAAATTCAACGCGCTGCGCCATGAGGCCCGAGATGAAGTGCACATCCCGGCTCAGCCGGTCCAACTTTGCGACCATCACAGGCACCTTGAGTCGTTGCGCCTGCTTCAACGCCTGCGCCAACTGCGGACGGCGCTCCAGCGCGTTGCTTCCTTTGCCCGTCTCAACCTCCGTGTACCACGCATCGATCGTGATCCGTTCGCGCGCCGCGAATCTCTCGATGTCGCCCCGCTGCGCCTCGAGCCCCAGTCCCGACTGGCCCTGCTCTTGGGTCGAGACTCGGCAGTATCCGACCGCGTTCATGAGCCAAAACCAACAGGTCGTGTGTATACCGATTCGGCGCTCAGGACCGGTCTCGGGAGGGACCCGCACTGCAGCAAGGGGGGCTCACCCCCTGTTTTTTGCCTAATAGGCGCCAGGTCGAGCTCCTGGGCCAGCGGCTTGTGTGTTGTATCAACCATGCGTGCATCCTCGCACACGCTGGCCTACGTGTCAAGCACCTAGATGGGCATCGATTGCATTGACTACTCATCCAGAGCATGCGTACTTCCGTCCACCTCAGCCCTCTCAACCACCTGCGCATCCCCCAACCCAACAGGCTCCAACATGTTGGGTTGCTGCTGCTCCAACAAC